ATTTTTGCATCTAACTTTTCACCTATAGGAACACCCATTAACTCCCTGATGTAATTATAATATGCCTTTTTTTCGGTATATTCTTCTTCAGAAAGGGCATCCTTGAGTTCCGCTTTAGAAGTTTTTTTTGATTCTTTTTTAGATTCTTTATCTTTATCTTTATCTTTGTCTTTTAACTGTTTACGTTTATCATCAGCTAATACTTTTATAGCTATATTTAAGCAAGCTGAATGAACAAATTTATTTTTAAACGGAACAGGCTCTTCACCTTTAATCGGATTTCCACATACACAACATTTTTTAGGTCTACCTCTTGCCATGATTATTGATTACTCCTTATCTACTTATAACATAAATTGTAGTTCCAATCCCACAATTATTATATATCCAATCTGCAAGCCAATTTTCAGTACGAATGCAAGCAGGAGAATTATGCGCACCTAATTTACCACCCCAAAGATATTTACGCTCATATTTTGAAGCTTTTAAAGCATAAGTTAATGAATGAATACCCCAACCTTGCCATGTCATTGAACACGACCAATATTGCCATTTTTTTCCATTTTTATTAGTATAAACCAATCTAGGAGTTTTCCAATTAATATGATGTTTTCCACTAGGAGTACTGGAGATTTTTGTTCCTGCTATATTTTTAGCTGAACTACAAGGGGCTTTCTTAACCAATTTCCTATGTCCTTTTCTACCTTGATAAACAAATACACACATATTTCCATATCTAGTATCAATAATAATACAATGAATTGTTGGACTGTCTAAATTTTGTCCTTTAGATTTTACATCTGCTTTTGGTTTTGTATTATATTTTCCATGTGTAAAATTCAGATTAACAGGAAGACCATCTTCTTCTCCTTCGCATCTAAATTTTTCTTCATTTTCAGCAAGCCAAATTTTATATTTTTCGTCATCAATAGGATACTTCTTTTCATTCTCGTATTTTTCATATTTGTTTTTATTTTTGTTTTTGTCTTTATTTTTTGTATCTGCATATACAGAAATTGGAGTTGTAAAAATAATTGTAAATATTAATAAGATAATTATATTTTTTAAAAGTTTTTTATTCTTCCTCATTAATACACCTTTCTTTTATTGCGGTTAATAATTTTACATACCATTTTTCTTTAGAATCATCAGTATTTTCTCTAATATTATAACTAATTAAATTATCAGAAATAATAATATAATTAAGTCGATTAGTGTCGAATAAATCTTTTGCTTTTTGCATTGTAGATTTTTCTTTAAAATCTTGTGTAATCATAATACCACCTTTCTTTATTAAACTTTAGATTAAAAAAGGAAGAAAGATTAACAGTGTTCATTCTGTTGTCTTTCTTCCTTTCAGAAGCTATCTTTATTATAACATTATATTTTATTTATGTCAAGTGTTTATTTGTAATTATTTCAACTTTCAACCTTAGCCCTTTCATTCCAACTTTGAGTTACTTCTGACATTAAGTCTAATATATTTGAAAAAGTAGACTCTTTACTAAGAAGATTTATATCTTTATGTTTTTCTATATCACATTTTTCACATGCTATTTTAGCTCGTAATATGGGTGTACTGTTAAAATCATGAACTTCATGTATTCGAGTATAAGGTAGTTCTCCGCAAAAGGGACAGGGTTTAAGTCCAATAGGTATAAAAAAAGTATTATACATCTTTATATCTCCTTTTTTTCATATTTTTTTAATTCAAATGCTTCTTCTGGGGTATAATTATAGGTATTTAATCTAGCCTTAACTCTATCATAATTTAGATGTAATTCCTTACACCACTCAGATAAAGTTTTTTCCACTCCATTATATTTAATTATTTTATTTCTACTAACATTATTGCCTTGTTCTTCATAGGTAGCCCACCTACAATTCATAGGACAATAATTACCATTACCATCAATACGGTCTATGGTTAATTCATTTGTATAACCATTTGCCAATGCCCAACTTTTAAAATTAAACCAATCTTTCCATTCTTCACAAACGGTAATTCCCTTACCACCATATGAGTTATAATTAATATTAGAAGAATTATAACATCTTTTTTTCATACCAGACCAAATTTGATACAATCTCTTATATTTATTAACTGAATCACCGTTAAATTTTGCCGACTCTTTATTTCTTTGCGTTAATAAATCTTTTTTCAAACATCCGCAGGAAGAAGTATTTCCAGAAACAATAGCACTTCTTGGTAGCTGTATTACTTTTCCACAATCACACTGACATTTTAACCATCTTTCTTTAGTGGAATTTCTTTCAATTACTCCTAAATCTTTCAAAACAGTTAATCTACCATATTTCTTACCAACTTCATTAATTCCTCTACATTTAATACATCCACTTGTATTAGAATCTACGATTTTTTTTAAATCAAATATAGGTTTAGAAGCTATAGCCCCACAATTTTGACATTTACATTTCCAAAAAATCATTCGCTTAGAATATTTTTTACTAGATTCATTTATTTTGTCTATATCAACATCATAAACCATCATATCTCCGAACTGTTTTCCTCGTAAGTCTTCTTTTAGTCCAGATATTATTTTTTCAGAAGTACATTGACAAAAAGGAGTCTTTCTTCTTCTTAACTGTTGATAGTTTAAATGAAATTCTTTTCCACAGTCATTACAAATACAAATATAATCTTTATCTATTTTATTTTTTACTGTAACATCAACGATTATATTACCAATTTCTATCATGTCTTCTCCTTAATACCAAATGTCAAGTGTTTCATTATTATATTTCAAATAATGAAACACTCGACTTTAAATTAAAGTAAACTCTTTAATTCATCAAGAATAATTTCAACTGCTTCTTGCTGACGAGAAGTACACTGAGAAACTAATGCTCCTTTACCAAGAATGGATTCAACTACTTCAGTAATTTTTTCTTTAGAACCATATTTTTCTACAACTTCTGCTCCGACTTCTTGAATTTCATTCATAACATCTTCAAAATCACGCTTTTCGGTTTCAAACATAGCATTTCTTTCTTCATTGGTAATGCCTTGAACACCATCTGCTTTTTCCTGTCTTTCAATTGCATCATAATATGCCTTAACAAAATTTTTAGCAGTAAAATCTTCAATTACAGGGTCAAAATATTCATTACGAGTTCTTGCAAAACAATAATCACAATCTACAAGTACAAGAGAAGAATGAATTGAGCGTCCATTCTCATCTACTCCGTTACCCTTTACACAACCAATAATATCACTATGATTAAGAATAATAGGAAGCATTCTTTTCCCATCTCCCACAGGGAAGAATTTTCCACTATCATCTTTAAGGGCATGAAGAATAAAAATTACACAAAAACCAGAACCAATAATTTTAAGAATCTCTGATTCCCATTCATCCTTTAAATCTTTCCATAAACCAAAACCCCCATTACCCTCTTTAATTTTATTAACTCCTTCAGTGTTTGCAACATATTTTTCGCAATAAGAATATAACACTTCAAGTTCATCAAGAATTAAAGTCTGAAATTTTTCATGAAGTACATCAAAATTTTTAGGATTACAAAAAGTTTTATTAAATTTTTTAAATTCACTCCATGACATAATAGGCTGAATAGGAACATTATTTAAACCAGAAACACCAGATTTACCAAAAGCAAGATAAAAAGGTCTTTCCATATTTGCCGCAACAGGAGTCTTGCCCAAACCCCCTAAACCATAAATACAAGCGCAAAGACCGTCTGTAGTTTTAGTAACTCTAGACATAGTAGGATTCATAAGTGCTTCAAGTGAGAAATCAGCTATTTTCTTTTTTTCCTCTGCCATAATTTTATCTCCTTATTTTATTGTTTGTATTATTTTTAGTTTTTTAAGTTAAATATAGGACACCATTTCTGATGCCCCATATTTTTATTTAATTTATATTAGCTAATATTAAGAATCAGATGTTAAGAGTTCTTCCTCTTTTTGCTCCAGAGGGTTTAGCATTATTATTTTTAATATTATTTCCATTCGCCTTTTCAGCTTCAATCTGGTTTTCTCTTTCCTGAATAGCTTTCTTAATAGTATTTGTATCATAAGCCCAAGGAAGACCGTTTGTTCCAAATTCGCCTTCATCTCCCTCTTCTCTATTCTCATAAATATCAGAACAACCAGTAATAAGAAGTTCATTCTTATAAGTAACTGTCTTTTCAATCTTAGGTTTACCAATTAACATGGGAATAGTTTTAGTTGTTTCATGACGTTCATTAATAATATCTGTGTAGAAAGTTACAGTCTGACCAACTTCAAGAGTGCTTTCAATTGCGTCTGCAATATCTTTATCAGCAATAAGTTCAACAGGTTCAATTCCATTAAAAGTAGGATGCCAACCCTTGACAATAAGTCTGCCTGTTTCTTCTGTATCTTCATCTACTCTTTTAACTTCAGGAGCAAATCCTGAAATATAAAGTTCAAGGCTAAGTGTAGCTTCAGGGTCTTTTTCTTTATCCTTTTCTCGATTCATAAAGTTAGTCTGAAAAGCTACAATTTCGTTCCCATTAGTTCCCCTATAAAGATTCAATGTTCCACGATTAATCGTAATATAATCAGCATCAGCTACACCTACATCGGCAATAGCCTTATATTCATCCATAACTGTCTTAATACCGGGATATGTCTTAGAATCTGCACCTGCCTTTGTTTTAGATGAAGCCCTAATACCGAATCTAACAGAATTTTTGTCAGAAGTTTTAATGACAATATATCCTACGATTCTGTCAAATCCCTTTTCGTCCTTTTCAATTTTCAAATCTTTTTCAGCAAGCCAACCTGTTACCGTAACTCTACTATCAGCCTGTCTTAAATTTGTTTTTTCACTAATCATAATTTTGTTTCTCCTTTGTTTTGTTAATTATCTATAATTTATTATTTACTATATATATAGTAACATATATATAATCTTTTGTCAAGTATTTTTTTTTACTTTCCGTCATCAATTTTATCAATGTTTGGAACAATACCACTTCTTCGAATAGCTTCAGCTAATTCATTAATTCTACGTTCAGATTTACGCTTTGCTTGCCTTATTTTAGCCTTGCGTCTTTTTTCCTGAAAACGCTGTTCCTGAAGTTTAGCTTCTTCTTCAGCTTTCTTAGCTTCTTCTTCAGCTTTAATTCTTTCATTCCTAATTTTAATAGCATGTTTGACAAGTTTATTATATACACCTGTTACATACTGTTCTTCAATATAACAGCCACCAGTAAGCATTTTTTTAAATAAACAAATGGTAATACCTTGTTCTAAATTAAAAGTATCATCTGGCATACAAATAGCTTTCTGTTTAGTACCATCAGCAAAATCAATTCCTACTCCAATAGAAAACCCTTCTTTATCTCTAATAATTCTAACATCGCTAAATTCAGGCATAAGATATTTTGAAGTTTCTTTACTTCTTCCAAATCTAATTGTTCTATATTGTTTTCCGTGAGTTTCAGCTTGATAAAACATTCTAGGTTTTGAATCATTATCAAGTTTAGATATATACGTGGATATGGGGTTATATGTATTATAGCTTGCTGTAATTGTATATCCATCTGTATTATTTATACTTGTAATATATGTACTTATATCTTCATTAAGACTTATTGCACCTTTTATTGCACCTAATGTTAGTTCTGTAGTCATTTTTATCTTCTCCTTTTCATCCGTTTTTATTTTATTTATAATACCTTTTATCATAATTTGGATTATGAATAGGTTCATATTTTATTACTTGTATTTTACTACAGAAAGGACACTCTAATAGTTTGACGCTTTCTGTACCTTTGTCATCCCACCAGATTTTAGGTTGTGGGTTTAAGGATGTTTCATTAAAAACTGTATGGCAATATTTACATTCCACCTCATAAGTGACCTCCTTTCTGTAATGATTAATGTTTATTTATTTTGTTTTTTTTTATTTTTATTTATTTATTTATTTTCTATTAATTTTTTGTAACCTTGTTATTTTTATAGGCTATAAAACGTGTGAATGAAACCTCGGACACAATAGTCCCCTTTGTAACCTTGTTATTTTTATAGGTTATAAAACTTTCAGTTCGACTTCACCTGACAGTTCATCCCTTTGTAACCTTGTTATTTTTATAGGTTATAAAACCTCAATAAGTTACTACATATATTTTATAATTTTATTTTTACAAGGTTTTTAGTGAGTGTCATTTTATTTATATTAAGTATTAAAAATATCTAATATAAATTTTATATTATAAAAATAACCTCACCTTTCGGCTTCAAAGCAAGCCGTATATATTTCTATATAATTTATTTATATCTGCCGATTTTATTCGGCAGAATCGGCAGATATAAAATTTGTAGATAATGCTATATTCCTTGAAGCATTAAAATCAGCGTTTATTTTTACTCCAAAATTTTTACATTCGGGATTTTTACAAATAAAAGTTGATTGGTTAATTCTTTGACCTTCTTCCCAATGACCACAGCAAGAACAAATCTGAGATGTATGATAAGGGTCAATCATTCTTGTTTCTATTCCATATTTTTCAGCTTTATATTTAATATACTGCTGAAGCTGATAATATGACCAATTTCTTAAAATAAATATATTGGCATCATACCCTTTAAGATTTTCTAGATTAATATATTTTGCATGATTTTTTACGGCAAAGTCAACAACACGTTTACTTACCATATGATTGTAAGTCTGAACAAAATTTTTTTCTTTTAACGTGAATCTATCTAAAGATTTCATTTTTTTCTTACGTCCATGACCACCTTTAACCATTTTTAAATTCTTCTGAACTCTTTTACGTTCATTAGAAATCTGTGTTCTAACTCGTAAAAAATCATCTTTAGAACCAATGTATTCTCTCGCATATGAGTTTATATTTAATCCACAAACAGCAGGAATGGCTAATCCTACATCGACTCCTACTACGACATCCTCTTTTAATTCAATCTCTTTTTTAGGTATTTCCATACTCAGATTTAACATAATTTTTTTATTCGTCTTGTCAAAAAAGATTGAACTTCCCTTAACTAAATAATCTTCTTCAAAAATATGCTGTAAAATATTTCTATCTTGATAGGATTTATAAGGATTTCCTAACACAAATTTAAAAGTAATATTATTCGCAAATGCAAGATAAATATCTAATTCTCTTTTAGAATATAAATTATCTAAAAAATCATTATAAGAAGAATAGGTATGATAAATACCAGTTTTAAATGTTATTTTAGGATTACGTAAATTAATATCTCTTAATCTAACATATACAGGCTGAATATTTAAACTGGCTGTTCTTCTTCTATTAGGTAAAGCAGAGTTACCTTTAAATAATCCTGCCTTTTGAGCAGTTTTTAAATCATTTTTTACTGTTTGAGGAAGTGCCCCTATTATTGTTAATCCTACAGGTACTTTAAAATCATTATAATTATAAAGACTATAATCTGGATTATCCTCTTTAGGCTTTCTTCCACCTTTTTTATAAATCAGATTAATTTCTTCTTTTGATTTACCAGAAATAATAGCAGAATAAACATTACTAATAAGAATATTATAAGCTTTGTTTTGTACATACTGACAATCTCTAATATACTGATAAACTCGATTAATCTCTTCTTTGTCTCCTACTGGAAAAATCTGAAATTTACGTGTTAGAATTTGTGTGTTTGACATATTGCTCCTTTCTTTGCTTTTTGTTTTTGTTGTTATAAACTTGTTTGTACAGATTGTTCAAACTTGTTTTTATCATATGATAAAAACAAGTTTAAAATTAAAATAAATAGATTCAAGCGTCAGTGATAACATGTCCACTCCGTTGTTTTCAGCTATTTAAGCTTCTCTCTTTTAAAATAAACGAACAAAAACGATTATTTCTATTTATTTTAATTTAGTGCATCCAGTGGGACTTGAACCCACACGACCCAAGGTCAACGGATTTTCCTACTACTCTATGTCACCATAGCCATCTTTGTTTTAAAGATGTTGTAGTCTGGACTATGTTTTTACCATATCATTTCTGACTTAGGTAGATGGTCTATAGTCTCTACACATTTATAAATAAAAACAGGACGAGTATTATCGCTCCCAACATTAAGACGTACACCATAGCTCTGAGTCCCTGTTTTTATTTAATTTAGCTCGGCATTCTCTTAGCTGTTCACCGAATTAGCCATCTCCACTTATACAGTTTCCCATATAAGGCTCTTATTTAACGTTTGCTAAGTAAAAAGTCCGTCTTGTCTGCCAATTCCAACATGGATGCTTATATCAGATGTCTCGCTTCATCTGACACTATTAATATTAACACATAATTAACAATTTGTCAAGCTTTTTTTAAAAAATTTTTTTATCTATTTTACTTAACTCCAATCAAACCACCTAATTACTTCAGCATAATGAACTTTATCTGTATAAGTCGGCATTTCATCGTTTCCTTTAAATTCTAAGATAAGATTAGCATCATAATGCCCTTTTACTACACCGACTCTATCTTTATTGTCACCAGTTAATACCAATACTCTATCATTAATTTTGTAATCTGTTGGTGCTTTCTTTTTATCTTTATTCATATCTCTTTTAAATTCCATATCATTTATCTCCTTTTATATTTTATACTTTATATTTATTGTATATTTCGGTAATAATTTTATCTCCTTCTTCCTTCCCAAAGGCACTAAGAACATAATGTTCCCAACTGATTCTTGTAAGATGTATCCAAAATATTTCGTTATCTATATCTTTAAATACAAAAGCTACGTCTTTATGACTATAATGACCATAAGGTGGATTAAAACTAATTCCAATTATTTTTAGCTTATCCTTATTCATATGTTGCCACATTTCATAAGAATTAACTTCCATAAAACTATTATCAAAAGTATGATTATTATAATTTAATATACAATCATTATCTATTATTGTAATTATTTTTCTTTGAAAATCTTTATAAGACATTTTATATATTTACCTATTTGCTCAATAACCAATCAAGTTCTTCTAGTACGTCATTTAACATATCTTCTGACATTTTATCCAAGTCTAACATTTGTTCAACCGTTTTCTTTGGATAACCTAATTCAGTATATCCCCAATTTATATATTCACGATAAGTCATTGTACAAGTCTCATTAGGTTCTACGTCACAAATTCGTTTGTCTAAATCTTCCTTTTTCATTTTTTAATTCCTTTAACAATTATTAGAAAATAATTTATTTATTTCTCCATTGCCAGATATATCCTAAATAACTTTTTCCTTTTCCTATTAGAACTTCTTTAATTCTATTATAAGTTGTTATACGTTTTTTATTATATAAATCACATATATATGTAGTAGCAAATCCTAAAGTGGGGAATACCTTAATTATATCTCCATCTTTAGAAATCATTAATACTTCTTTATCTTTATACTTGTCTGAGGTGGTATTTTTATTATAAGGAGACCGCCTCCTTCTTTTTAAACCACTTTTAATATTTATGTTATTATATCTATTATTATAAGAAAAAGTACACCATTCTAAATTTTCCACTTTATTATTTAAAGGATTTTCATCCTTATGATTTACAACTGGATAATTATTTGGATTTGGTATAAATGCTTCTGCTACTAAACGATGAACCGTATATCCTTTTTGTTTTCCATTTATGTGTGTAACCAATAATTCATAACCTTTATTAGTTACTGTAGTTTTCATTATATTTCCTTTTTTCATGCTCATAACTCTACCTAACGTAGAAATAGCATATAAATTATCGGTCTTGGAAATTAGTTTCCATTTTTCATCTTTAGTATCATATAGACCTTCCTTTATATTATTAATTCTTGATTCAACTTCCATTTATATACCTTCTTAATTTATTTTAGTCTTCGCAGAGAGAATCGAACTCTCGACAACTTGATTAAAAGTCAAGTACTCTGCCAACTGAGTTATGCGAAGAAAACTGTTTTCTTGGTGAACTTATCTGATGTAGAAAACAGTAAAGATTAACCAAATTCTTACGTTGTCGTAGTTAAAAGAATCAAATATCACACGGATAGAGTAAGTTTACCCATTCCTATCACTGGGGGCGCAGGAAGAAGAGGAATCGAACCCCTATTTTCGGTTTTGGAGACCGTTGTACTACCATTGTACTACCAACCTAAATTAATGAGAAACAACAGAATTGAACCTATGTAGGTAGATTAATAATTTAAATTAATAATTGTATAATAATTTAAATAACATTCTCCACCAATCTTCATTTTTCCATCCTCTTAAATAAAAATAGTTAACGCTTGCAGTAGGATTTGAACCTACGAACCCATTTGGATTGCCAGTTTTCAAGACTGGTGCATTAAGCCAACTCTGCCATACAAGCTAAAATCGGGCATAAGAGAGTCGAACTCTTATCGGATGGTTATAAGCCACCTGCACTTAGACCGTTGTGCTAATGCCCATTATATTATTTTTTATTTACTTTTTTTTAATTTACTTTAGGTTATTGTTTAACTATCAACTACTTACAGGGGCTTCTCCCCAAGCCTACAAAGAAAGGAAAAAAATGAACAAAAATATTCAAAACACTGACAGATACTAAGAACGTCAGCAGAAACGGTCTGTGTAGGACTTGAACCTACGACCCCATGGTTAACAGCCATGTGTTCTACCAACTGGACTAACAGACCAAATAGTATGTTCAACGGCACATACTAAGCAATCTATTTTTGATTCCCTTTCATCTATAACTTCCAGTTCATCTCAAGATAAAAATTAAGTCTTGTACAGGTACGAAAACTCATAAAAACCTCTCCAGTTTTTGTTCTATAATATCTAATAAAAAAATATTTTTATAAATATCTGACTTGTTCACATCAGAGCATCTTTCTATAGCGTTTAAGACAGACAGATACGAAATGGAAAGCTACAACAAAGCCATTGAGATAACAACTAATATTTAAGAACAGTATCTATATATTTTATTTTCTATTAGATTAAATGAATGGGGTTGGAATCGAACCAACGATGTTTCTAGTGTAACAGATTTACAGTCTGCCGTCTTCGCCAACTTGACACACCCATCCATAAAACAGGATTCAATAAGAAAACAGTACTATTTTCAAATTGAACGAAGAATTCAAACCTGTTATTCTTCCAAATCTTCTGCCTGTACAAGCTTCAGCCCGTAGACTGTCAAATTGCGAGAAGCGAATCGCAACTATAACGCTAAAGACAGGATTCGAACCTGTGAAACACTTAAAGCGTTTGCCTGATTAGCAATCAGGTGCATTCAACCAACTCTGCCACTTTAGCACGATGCCCATTAATAACAGCTATGGGATAAATCACCGCTTAAAAAGTATCTAACAGCTTAAACCTTATTCATAGATTTTATATTTACTATATGAATAAGCAATAACCAATAATTAATACTAAGAAAATAATAAATAATTCTTAAATAATAATCATTAGTCAATAACAAGTAATCAATAAACTCTTATCACTTTATATTTTCACAAATCTCATATTCCTAATCAATTTTATTTTTCTTCTGTGAAAATTATAAAGTGCCAATCTATTTACTCTCATAAATCGGGAGTCTATGAGGAGACTTGCTAACGAGTTTATTTTTTTATTTGACTTCATTCTAACCCGTTCAAAAGAAAGAAGAGACACTTATTTGTGATTTTCGTTATTAATGGGCATTAAAATTAATATTTATATTTAATTAATATTAATACTCAATTGTAATAGTATTAGTTGCATTTGCAATCTGAATTGCAGAGTCTACTTTTGCTTCAAAAGCATCAATCTCAGATTGAAGTGAAGAAATAGTAGGAACTATATTAATAGGGTCAATCAGAATATACTGATTATTTTCTTTATATGAAGCAATAAATTTTTCCATTTCAGCAGAATCAGCTTTATCTTTAGAACCAAAATTTGCAGTTGCAAGTCTTTCAGCGGTAGCACCAAGTTTATTATCTGAATTTTCTACTTCAATTTTATTAAGAGCATTTTGATATTGCTTACTTAAAGTGTTTACAATAGTTTGCTTTAAATGCACACCATAATCTTTCATATAAAGGGCTTCTGCAATTGTATATTCCCTATTTCCAACAGTGATTTTCTGTTTTGCATTATAAGTTGCAACTGCACTTTTCATAGCTGTAAGTCTTTTATACAAATCCATTACAGACTGAAAATCAGCTTTCGCTTGCGTAATATACTTATCAGGCTCAGTGCCATTAATCTTACTTGCATTTTTTCTATTTGCTGTAACCACTTTCATTTCTATAAGAGTACCAGTAATTCTTTTACTGGCTACTTTAATCTCTGAAAGTGCTTCATGTACTGTCATTGTTTCTGTTTTCATAATTTTTTCTCCTTTATTATTTAATAATATTTAATTTATTTTATTATTTTATCCGTTTCCAAATTTCTTTAGGTTCGATGATTGTTCTTTCCCAAACACCTTCTGATGTAATTTGCCCATTTATATCATACCAATGCCAATAATTTTCTATTAAATCTTGCAAACATTCAAGCTCTTTCGTATTATGAATAACAATTTTATCACAGTTATTATAATATTCTTCAAAATTATATCCCAAACTACTTTCATCAGTAATCATAAAAGGAGTATATGAACCATCTTTACATAACTTATAAAAATTAATATTTGGTAGATTAAGATATAATTGAAAACGATATTCATTCCATTTATCTATGTATTCATCCCATTCATCCCATTCATCTATAAATCTGCCTATATACCAATCATCATTATAATCACAATATTTATTCATATTAATTTTATATCCTTTTATAATTATATTTTAAACAGTCGGTAGGAGAATTGAACTCCTGTTCCAAGGATGAAAACCTTGTGTCTTAACCACTTGACTAACCGACCATAAAAAGTTTGTGGCAAGGCTGAGACTTTTGACCTTACCTCATAGTATCTATCTACGTTGGAGTAGATTAGTCACACAGATGATTAATCTGTAACTATGAACTGACACCTGTTTTAGCCACAGGCAAGACTACTGCTTACACTTTCATAAGTTTCCGTTCAACACATTCTTCCTTGCGAGATTCACAGCTTGCAGACTGTTAGAGTTGCATCTACTTGTACTTCTTCATGTATCACCTTGCGAGTTTCACATGCCATCATATTTCAGATGGATAAGTCAGTTTTCAGTTATAAGCCGTATGCACTTTTGCTTATTCGCTAATCTTCAGCCACAATGAAGTCCCATACTTTCTGAACTGTGGGGCATACGTTTGAGCATCTATACCTTTTGAGTACAGCCCACTCACCACAGCCCTTTATACCTTGCGAGCATAATTTGTAACACAATACCTATCTTTCGATTTAAGATATGAAGTTACAATCAATTAAGCACTTCCATTTGCGATAGTTGTACCTAAAAGCAATCGGCAATCCACGCATTTCTGCGATTATTTTATAGAACCTATTTCAAGATTCCTGTCCTATCATATTCTACACCGATTGGCTCTCGAATTTAGACGGACATTTGCCGTATTGATTTTCCAGTGAACTTATAAAGATTTCTCTTTATAAGTCGCAATAACCTGTACGGATGGTTATTGCTTTATCCGTATTACTACGTTTATCTTAAAGGATGTGAAATCCACCCTATAAACAGCGGATACAGGTTACGCTCCTGTGTCAACAGAGTCAAAGTCTGTTGTGTTACTATTACACCAATCCGCTAAAACATCTTACATTATTATTTTAACATATTTTATTGCTTTTGTCAAGTACTTTTTTAAATATTTTTTTAAGATAATAATGTAAGATTTTTCTTTCGTTTGTAACTATTATTATATTAACATACTTTTTGTCTTTTGTCAAGCACTTTTTTTATTTTTTTTATGCTCCGTTCTTTTAATGTCTGTTTTAATGTCTATTATTATATTAACACTTTTTATTGTTTTTGTCAAGTCTTTTTTTTATTTTTTTCTATTTTTTTCACTATCTCTTGATATTTTTTTATTTTTTCTCTTCGTCTAATTTGTTTTAATCTTTTCTCTGCTTCTTCAAAATCGGTAAATAAATTAACTCCATATTCTTCAAGAGCAACAAAAGGAAAATTAGGGAAACATATAAAAACATGTGTTTTTTCATATTTAACTATTTGAATTTGTGTAACGATTAATGAATAAATACCTTCTTCTGTTACATAATAAACTCTATCATATGGTTCAAAAGGAAGTTCAAATTTAAATTTTGCCATCTATTTTTTATCTCCTTTTTTAAATTTAAAAAATCCAATAATCATATCTTGTTTTTCTTTGTTTGTTGTATTTATGTCCATGAATCTTCTTCTTCATATTCAACAAAATATCTTTTCATAGAAAGGACAGAAGATAAAGGATATTGTAAATGAACCTTTTCATCTATTGTATAATCATAATTAGCTATACCAGTAATAATTTTAGTTTTTTTATCTTGAACAAAATTCATTTCATAAATATGACCTTGTATAAAACCACAAGCATTACTCTTAGTATAAATTAATTTATATTTCTTAGAAAAATCAATATTCATTTATTTATCCTTTCTTCATATCTTTTTCTAATTTTTTGTGCCTTATCAGAGATAACCCTTGTATGAATAATAGAGTTATCTTTTTCAAAATCCCAAACTCTCCAACTTCTTTCAGTTGCTAATGTTCTATCTTCTATTTCTGATTCTTTATAAAGTTTATCCCATAATTGTTTATCTTCATAACAATCTCTGCACCAAGGTAATGTCCATCCAATAGGAATAATTAAAGCATCTGGTTTTCCACATCCTACGCAAATGTTTTCAGATAAGACAGCATAATCATGTATAATTTCATCAACTTCTTCTGGACATTTACAATTATGATAAAAACGCAATCCTCCAAATTTTTCTTTAACTTCTATAGCAAAAAAATCAAATAATTGATTGCTTTCTTCTAATAATGGTTTAATATCTTCAGCCATACAAAGAATCAAGTCTTCCCAACCTTTAGGTACGTCATCTAAAATAGTTGTTTCATAATTCCATTTATAAGATTGTGTATCTCTGTCCCACCACATAGACCTTAAAAAAGGATATTCATCTACTATTTTTTTATTCTCTTCAATCGTTTTCACCTTTTATCTCCTTTTGTATTACATTAAACATTTCATCAATTGTTAAATTTTCAATTGGATATTTAATACTGGAAATACTATCTCTTGCAAAAGTTTCAGACACTAAATCAACATATAAAGTAAATGTCCCATCATCTCCCATATAGAACTGTTCCCACTGTTCAGGAGTAAGAAGTCTTTTTACTTTAAGTTGTTCAAGCGCAAGATTATCAAAACTAAGTACTTTAAATTTGTCTTTTAAAATTTCAAGACTATTATAAAGCCATTTTATCTTATAACTAAAAGATTCCCTATGGAATAAAAAATGTGTAAAACCTCTACCTATGTTTTTATATCCTAAAATAAGAACTTTATGCCTATTATCCGCAAGTTTTGTATATGCTTCAGGAGAAGTGATTCCCACAATAGTATGAATTACAGCATTGGGAAAATGCGTAGGAATATCTAAATCAATTAATTCTTTAATTCCCTTTTCAGAATTATCTAAAGAAATTCCAATACCATAAATCAATTCATTTTTAGTAAGATATAAAAGATAATCCCAAAACTTAGTAATCTGTTTTTGATTTACTGTTACATTTACAATTACTCGTTTCTTTTTAAGCATAATAAGAAATTCATCAAAATTATAAGGAATATCTGAATTAAGATTTAATGCAATTTCTGTATAAGGATGCAGATTATTCCAAATATTTGTGAATTTTAATAAATTTGCATCTTTGCCTTTTTCAGAACAACCTGCATAACAAAAATCGCACCCATTAGTACAATAAGTAGAAATATTACAATCAAAATTTTCTGGATATTTTGGTTTAAATTCATCGTCCATTGTAGTTCTGATTTTAGTTCCATCTGAATAAATTTTCGTATATGTGTTTCCGTTTACGTATTTACCTAAAAGTTTATTCATTTATAATCCTTTCTTTAATCATAATAAATTTCATAACAAAAAGCTACCATCTTATCTCCAGAAGGAGTAGTAAAATTTAATTTTGCATCTGGCGCATAATTATATTCAATGTATCGAGGTTCTTCTTCTATTTCTTCTCCAAAAACATTATACTTTTCAAAATCTTCAGGTCGAGAAATTAATTTTGATTCATAAGTATCTAATACCAAATCTCTCTTTTTAAATTTTTTATATTCTTCTTCATTACAAACACACAAACTATGTACTGAAGAAGAATTAGTTTCGAATACACCATATCTAATTACATTTTTCATTATAGCATATCTCCTTGTATTTGTCAAGTATAAAAATTAGTTCCATTTAATAAATTGAATTTCATCATTAGTTGGTTTAGAATTTTCCCATGTACAATACATAGAATCAACATTATCATTACCTGTTGCAATATAACTAGTATCATTAAATAAATAGTCAATTAATTTATCTGGATTATCTAAAAGATAATTTACTAATTCTTCATTCTGACTCCCATGGTCAACATAACCATCAAAAATATTATCTCCATTTACTTCAGCAAAATCACAATCAACTTTATACGAAGCTAGCTCTTCTCTAATTCTATCACATTTTTCTTTTAATGAGTTATTATGATAAAATAAATCAATCATACATTCATATAAATAATTTGCTTTATCTTGACAAGAATTGTAAATTTCCCATTCCCAACCATATTGTCCTCTATCAAAAAAAATATAATTATCAATTCCTTGAGGAGAAGTATTACTAATTGTAATAGTATGAACGGATGACGAATTAGTTTCAAAAACGTTATTTCTAATTTGCGTTTTCATAATTATTAGCTATCCCTTCCATAACGACCAAAAGCTACCATTTTATCACCAGAGGGAGTAGTAAAATGCTCTTCATAAGTTTCAAGCCAACTTTCTTCAAAAAAACCCTCGTAAGTCTGATTATCTTCATTCCATTTATCAACAGGATTTTTAGTAAATTCATCATCCCAATAATTATAATAAAGTTCTCCTTTTTTCCAAGCATCAAATTCCTTTTCAGTACAAATACAAAGTGAATGTACAGAAGAACTATTAGTTTCAAATACATTTTTTCTAATATTAATTTTCATATTTATTTTCTCCTTAATTTAATTAATCTGAATTTGTTTCAAGTGCTATATTTTTATTAAAAATAAATTCAACTACTTTTTTAGGATTATACAAATCAACAAGGCAATCATCCAAATATTCAGGATAAGTTTGATGGTCAAACCCCACCAATCCCTCTTTAGGATATACAGGAATAATATCTGTGCATAAAATATTTGGAGAGAATTTATTAATATAAAAAATAATTTCGTCTTTTATATCTTGCCAGTAATAATTACGGTCTTTATCCACAAACCATTCTATATTTTCTCCAAAATAACACCATAGAAAAGTTAATATATAAGAAAATTTCTCTTTCTGACTAGAATAAATTTTATGGTCTCTTCCAAAATATCCAAGAGGAATTTTAATTATTCCATCTTTATTTATTCGAAGTTCTCTAAAATTAGGTTTTGATAATTTTTGATTTAAAAACACAAGACTGTGTACTGAAGAGGAATTAGTTTCAAATATATTATTCCTAATATTAGTTTTCATTTTTTTCTCCTATTATATATATATTACTATGTTATAGATTCAATAACGTCCATATTATAAATTCCAACCCAACGTCCATCTTTAAGTATGATAAAAGATTTTCTATCATAATAATAGTCCGTAAATTCATTATCTGACCATTTATCTTCCCTTCCATCTTTAAAAACAATATGAATCGTATTATTATCTCTCATTTTTATATTCCTTTCAATCCTCAGTTTCTATAGAAATATTTTCTCTTTGATTATAATAGTCTGTTAATTCTTCTTCGCTTTCATTTCCAGTTAAAAAACGAGGAAATATTTCTGTAATATCATCCACGTTAATAATTCGATGCTTATATTGTTTTTTAAATTCACAATACTCATCTCCATCAATAACCACCCAATATTTCCTATTAGTAAGAAATACTTCAAGAGGGATATTATATTTAGTAAGAAAATTAAGAAGAAGTCCCATACTCTGATGGTCTACCCCACCAGTTTTATAGTAATCAAATTCTCTACAGGTAAAATGCTGTCTCTCTTCACTATCCCAAGCAATGCCTGTACATCCCCAATTTTCTAAGTCTTCTTCATTGTCCCAAATTTTATCAGTAATATAACCAAATACTCTTCCATCAGAATCTCTTACATATTCAGTTCGTGTACCTGTATCAAATTTAAATCTTTTACATTCAGGAATATATTTACAAGCAATTCTTTCCAGTTCGTCAAAATATTTATCTACTGTCTCTTGTTCTACATAAACTCCACAAAGAGATGCAATAGCATAACGCATTTTATCATTAAAAGTACATAAAATACTATAAGGACTTCTACCAAACTCAAGGTCATTATCCCAAAAATACCATTCACCATTTTTATTTATGTATATGTCTTCATGAAATTCTTCAGGAGTATACATTCCTGTTGTCTTACTTGTTACAATAGAGTGCATAGAAGAGCTATTGCTTTCAAAACAGTTCATTCGAATTTGTGTTTTCATATTTTTTATCTCCTTTTTAATTCTATTTATTTTTTGTTTTTTATAATTATTTATATTTATCTGCTATTTTAATAATAAACGGTAAGATTATAACTAATATAATTATTATTCCAATTGATGTTTCCATATATTATCCTTTCTTATATATTAACACATTTTATTACTTTTGTCAAGTTTATTTTTTGTTTAATTTGTAAGTTTAGCCATAATATCTGCCGCTCGTATTTTACTTTCATCTCTTTTGCCACGAATATATAATTCTGTTGTACGAGAACTACTATGATTCATTGCTTTTTGGACAAAAATAATATCTTTGGTAGCATTATAAAGCTGTGTTCCATAAGTTGCTCTAAGTTTATGAGGGGAAAGTTTTTTCCCTTTAATACCCTCTCCATATTTTTCTACCACTCTAGATATAGCAGATTGGCTCATTCTTCCTTTAAACTCAGAAATTAATAAAGCCCTTTCTTTTTCTTCTACTATATTTTTCCTATAATCAAGCCATTCTGTTAAATAAGTATCTAATTCTTCTGTGATATAATATGTTATTACTTTATCTCCCTTATCTGTTACTGTAATAGTTTTATTTTTTAAATCTATATCATCAATATCCACTTTATATAAGGCAGAACATCTCATTCCAGTAGTTAATAAAATATATACTATTACAATATTTCTAGCTTTCCATTCTTCTCCAATAGAACATTCATAACCTGTAACATTATCTAAATATTCTTTAATTTCATTTTCGGTTAAATAATTTTTTTCTCTTTTATCTTTAGTAATTTGTGTTTCTTTTGCTTTTGGTCTTTTAACAAAAGACATATAGTCTTTTTCGGCTTTTCCAGAAACATATAAATATTCTGAAAATTTCTTTAAAGCCCCGTGACTAACTTTTTGATAAGAAGGAGATTTATCTTTTAATAAAAACATATAATTCGTGTAATCATCAAAATCAATATCCTTTATATCTTTATTTATATAATTAAGAAAATTCACAGTATAAGTTAAATAAGTATATAAAGAACTGTAACTCATTTCACTTAAAAAAGCCAAGAAACCTTTTAAGTAACTTTTATCAGGATTATTAGCAATAATATTATTAATTCTTTTTATAATTTTTTTATTATATGCGTCTTTACCTGCCATAATAATACATCTCCTTTATTTATTAAGAAACTCTAATTAATGTTAATATATCTATAATATTTCTTAAAAATTCTTTGATTGAATTATTATTTTTTATATTTTCATTATCTCCTGTATTTGTTATAAAATTATCTAATAATTCTATAACATCATTAAAATTTTCTATAGAATTTTCCATTCTTGACACCATTTCACTATAGGCTAAATTTTCAGGGACATTAAAAAGACACCACTCTTCTTCTTCTAAAAGAAATTGAATATCTGTTATTATAAAAGTTATTTCACTGACATCAATATTATCACAATTAATTATAAAATTAATATCGTTTTCAATTCTTTTAATTTCTTTTCTTCTCTGATTATTCATTTTTTTCTTCTCTTTCTCTTTTTTTTATTTTGTTTTTATTATATTATTTCGTTATTTGAGTATGAATTTTTGGATTAATTAAACTTGCATTCCAACAATAATATTCTTTTCCATCAATTAACATTCTATATAACAAAGCATCTGTTTTTATATCTCTTACATTATAATTACAATCTATATAATATTGTTTCCCCATTTCTTTATATTTCTTTTTATTCGCCATATTAATATTAATATCAATTGTGTTTTTATCAATTAAAGGCATAAAAAATATATACATAATAAATAAAATTAAAACTATAATAGTCATTTTTCTTTCCTTTCTTTATATCGTAAATTATTCGTAAATTATTATTTATTATTTTTCAAATAAATATCTCCCATAAGTTTTATAGCCAAAATAATTCTATTTAAATTATTTACAATTTCTTCTTTCATATCTTTCATGGTATAATCATCACAAAACCATACTTCATTATCAGATTCAGCCATTAGAATTACTTTCCCAATATAATCTTCTGAAACATATTCAGAATTACTACTTTCTAATTCAATATAACCGTTAATAATTGCTATATCTTCTTTATTTCTTACTGGAATAGCTTTATACCAAACAGAACTATCAGCATCTGGGAAAATCTGGTCTACATTAAAAGTTATATGAGGAAGTTCTTCATATTCCCTTTTATACCGTGTGTTTTCATATGCTTTGCAAAGAGTTGGATTATCAAATTCTGTTCCGTCATAAGCTACATAAATTTCTACTTCTGTTTCTACCATCTTTTTTACTGTTTTAATTTCCATGTTTTCTCCTTTAATAATAAATAATGTTTTTTAATATACTCTGTATTTCTGTTTATTTTTAGGAAACCCCCAAAAGTCAATATGATTATCAATTCTCTCGGATGCTTCGTCAAAACTGTTAAAGTAATTATTGCAAAATTTTCCATTCTGCCATAATTCCCATCTACATTTTTTCCTGCCAGTTCTTGTACGTTCTACAAATTTATAAATTGCATATTCAGTGCCATCTGGCAATACATAAAAAGCATCATTTACACAAGCAGATTCGCCTAATTCCCAATCGTTTTCTCCCCATGTACCTACTGTAAATTCCATTTTCAATTTATGTTTTGGAAAGTTATATTTCATTTAATCTGTTTCCTTTCTCTAAGATTTGTTTATAGTATATCAGATTTTATCTAATTTGTCAAATATTATTTTTATAAAATAGCAGGAGTCAATTAAGACTCCTGCTATTTTACTTTTAATTACTGATAATGATGCTCTTCAAGATATTCCTCTTCAGATTTTCCAAAGAAAAATCCCTCATAAGAAATTTCAATTTCTCTATTTCTAATATGGACATTCTGCGAACCATTCGCATTAGAACGACAAGCATCATTATAATATTCAGAAACAGTTGTTGCTCTTGTTCCAGTATTAAAGAATGTCTCAACCCATTCTACCATCTGGTCAAGTGTTCTATCTTCCTTATATCCTCTATAGATAAAGGGAATCAATGTGATGAAATGTGTTCTGGTGGTAATCTTCCTTGCTACTTTCTTTGCTTCGGGAGTTCCCTTTGCAATTTCCGTATTATAAATATCATACATGATGTCCAGAAGATTATTCATTCCGTTAATGTCTTCTTCTGTCAGTTCCATTGTTTCCATATAAGGACGAATATCCTTGTTTTCAAGGGAATCAGTTGCATTAAACAGAAGCGCAAATGCTTTTACTACAATATCTTCATTGTAATATTTCGCTTTTGCCTTTTCTGTCAGACATACATCAAACAGAGGATGATTAGAAACTTTATGAATGGAATCAAGACTATCTGCCTTAACTCTACTGATTTCAATCTTACTAAGTGCTACACCATTGTTCAGAATATAGAACAGGTCAGCAACTTCGTCCTCATTAAGGTCTTCCATTGTGGCAATATTAAGGCTATAATTCTTAATCATGTCCTGAAGTTCTTCAGGCAGTTCAGAGAATTTATAACCATTAATATCAAATTCCTTTCCGTCAGTAAAAGTAAGAACGGGTACATCTACCAATTCAAAGCTATCTTCCAGAAATTCTTTGAAAGCATGGCTTCTCTGTTTACCATCAAGAAAATCGTAATTCTTTTTACCTGTATCTTCATTAGTATATACATTTGCATACAGCGGAGGGCAAGGGAGATTAAGAATAGCTGTATGAATAAGTCTGGACTTCTTTTCGTTAGTCCATACAAGACTTCTCTGTACAGTATTATCAAACCTTGCAGTTCCCTTTGTCATAGAGGAAACAAGCTGTTTTACAGACCAAGGAAGAGAACGCTTATCATAACGTTCAAGATTGTCAAAATCAAAATTCCTTTCTTCCTTAATAATGTCCAGTACCTGTTCATCAGTCATTTCAGTTGCGTTAATTTCTGTGTTCATAGTTGTTTCTGTCATAGTATTAATCTCCTTTTCTGTGTTTGTTGTGTTTACTTCTGCGTTTTCAATTACTGTGTTTACGATTGCTTCATTTGTGTTCGTGATGTTTTCCATTTGTTTTTAATTCCTTTCTTTGTTTAATTTATTTTATTTTCTAATTACTTCAGTTACATAAGTTATGATATAATTATAATAACTCCCATCATTGTAAGACAATTTAGCTTCACCAGATGCAGGATAGAGCCAAGTATCATTCTTATTTAAATTGAATTCAGATTCATTATTTAAATCTTCGTAAAACAAGTTTTTCATATAATCAAGTGCCTGTTCCCATTTTTTAAAAGTATATACTTCAATATCCGCATCAATTCCATTTGGTACTACAACTAAAGCTGTCATATTATTATATCCTTTCTTTGTTTAAATTTGTTTTTGTTTATGTTATTATTATAGCATTGCCTTATTTAGTTGTCAAGAGTTTTTAATCCATTTTTATAAATCCATAAACATTCTTTAACTATTATTTGTTTTTGGAAACCAATATTTCTATTAGTTTTTAATTCCCATATTGGAATAAAATCATCAGGAACTTTTTGCTCACTCACAAAAACATAATTATCTTTTGATAATTGTCTAATTTTATCCCAAAAAATTTCATAATTAAAATTTTTACTTACACCATATTTTTTAGTGTTTTTATAAGGCGGGTCAACATAAATTACACTATTAGGTAAAAAATTATAAGTTAAAATATCGCCTTGAATAAAATTACAATCTTTAATTAAAGGTATTTGTTTTTTAAAATTTGTTAATCTTTCATAATAAAAATCTCTTTCACCATTAAGGGCGTATCCACCTTCAAACCCTCTTGCCATATAAGAAGCAAAAAAACTAACTAATGCTCTCCACCAAGATTCCCCTTTTCCTGCTTTTGCATTATCCCAATCTTCTCTTGTTATTTTTTCTGGAAAAATACCATCATTAATAGCATAATTATATAAATTGATTAAATCTTCATTTATATCAATACCAATTTTATTTTTACATTTTATATTTTCTATAATATGTCCTCCACCAACACAGACATCATAAAAAAATTTAATATTTTTTTCATCAATCGTTTTTTGTAAAATAGGACAAATGTATTTTACATATCTACTTTTAGAACCCATATAAACCATTTTTTATCTCCTTTTTTTAAATTTTAATAATATTATATTTAATTATTAAATATTTTTTAATTATTAATAAATGTTACCATCTTCTGTAAATTCATATCCATTAGCATCAGCCCAATCTTCTAATTCCTCATTAGATACTTCATAAAAATAATCATAACCATCATTTTCAAATTCTTTACAGATATGCCCAATATAATATCTGGCTTCTGTATTAAATTTATCTAATATATCTTTTTTGATGTTTTTCATTCTATAATAATCTAATTCATAAAAAACATCTTCTGTAAATTCATGTAAAAATGCGTTACAATAACAATAATGGTTATTCATTCGCATTGTATAAGAATTAATTCCTGATTCGTTAAAAGCCCATTCAAGAAATCTTTTTTCTTTTTCTGTAAATTTGTCTTTTAAATTTTTCATTAAATCAAAGAAAGAAATTTCTCCATAAATATTAAATCCATCTCCCTGACAATATCCTAAAGAAAACTGAATATCTAATTTACTATTCGGGAATAATTCATTAATATAAGTCATAGAATCCTCATAAAAAAATTCAGCATCTTGTCCATTTAAATACCATTCTCTAACTTTTTCTTTTGCATTGTCTGACAGTTCATTGAAATTATAAACCATAGTTGTAATTGTTTTTGTAATTGCTCTCATTTTGTTTTACCTTTCTTTATATTTTAATTCCCTTTCTTTTTAATCCAATAATTACCAATACAATTATGACTACTATCCCAAATATCATTCACTTTAAATTCACCGTCAGTGAATCTAATACAAACAATATGATGACAACCAATATTTGCTACAATATTACTAATCCCTTTTCCATTAGGAAAATGGTCATTTAAATACTGACAAAATTCCGAACCAGTATATTTAGTACCATTTATCTTTTTAGGTTGTTTCATTTTAATCCAACCATTCTTTTCAAGATATTTCATAATACCTTTATCATCATTAATAGCATATCCTGTTTGACAAGAAAACTCTGCCATTTCCATAACAGTATCTCTCCAGTCTTTTTCTAAGGCTGTACAGATTGCTCTAAAAGTGCAATCTCCTGTTATTCTATTTTTAGGATTAGCATTATAATAATGAAATGTTTTAGTATCTGGATACATTTTAATCCTGCTTCGTCTTGCCATTTTTAATTCCTTTCTTTAATTTACAAAATTATAATCAATATTCTCTTCTAACCAAATAGGTAAATCACCATCATAATTATCTGTTACTCCCCAGTTATTGTAGTATTCATTATTTTCTTCAAAACTATATATATCTGATAAAATATCTTCAATAGTAGGCAGTTTAGTTTCGTTCGCAGTATCTAATCTTGCATCAAGAATTTCTTTCCTTTTAGCTTTTAATTCTTCAATATATTCTTTTACTTTTCTTTCACCTATTTTTGTTAAAATTACTTCCATTACTTTAATTCCTTTCTTATATCGCGTTTATTGATTTTAAATAATTTATTATTTCTTTTTTATTTTTAAATAAGAATAAATTAAATATAATATTTGAATCAATTATTGTTGAATCTATAAAAGGGATTTTATTTTTTATTATAATTGAATAAATATAATCCATTTCTTTTTTATTTATATTTGCAGTAGTATTTGTAAGCATAGATTTTATATTTTTATTAAAAACATGTATCATTTTAAAATCTTGTTGATTATTATAACAAAAAATAAAATCTTGAATATTTGAAATTTCATTTTCAGAAATTATTAAACAGCAATCTTTAATAATAGATGACACTATATCAAAATCAATTTCTAAAGGTATAAAATTTCGTTTTGTTTTATTTTTAATATGAGGTTTATTAATAATTTTAATTGGATATTGAGAAAAATTTATATTTATATCAAAAGAAGGTATTCCATCTGTTTTTATTTGAGTATTATATATGGGTTGAAATTTTCCAATTAAATATCTTTCTAATATACCTGCATCAGCGTAAGAAGGAAGTTCTATTATTTTAATTTGTTTTATAGAATTATATTGTTCTTCTGTCATTTTTCCATTTTTACATTCATGAAAATGTTGATACATTCTTTTTTGAAAATTTTTAGTTTTTCCTATATAAACAGGGATACTATTTTCTTGTATTTCAATATCATACATTAAATATATATATCCTTTATTCATTATTTTAATTCCTTTTTTATTTTATTTTAACTTATAAATAGGTACCTTTTTACGTATCTATATAAGAGTATAATTATTATATAGATACACAAAAAGGTACCTAAATTTTTAATCAAGAATTTCCCATACTGTAGCTAAATTAAATTTCTTTTTACTTTCATCTTCTAATTTTTTACAATATTCCTTTATTGCTTTTCTGTTATCAGGAGTATCTACCCAACCAAAGAAATGTGCATCATGACCATCAATATAAAAATTGTAAGGTAATTCATCAACTGGAATAATTTTACAATAACCAATTCTTTCTGCTTCTCTTGCCGCATCATCGTCACAATTAAATAAGCCAATACTTTCTACATTTAATAAACCATATCCATTATAATCGAAGATGCCAAATCCAAGTACAGACTGAAGAATAGACCAACAACCTTCATTTAAAAGAATCATCACTTCTTCTTCAGTGGGGTATGTATAATTGTTTTCAGGTTTTGTTAAGTTCATTACTGTTTTTAAATCTACCATTATTTTTGTTTCCTTTCTTATTAAATTAAATTAAAGATAATTATAACCGCAAGTTTCATGCCAAGATGCAAGATTAAGTAAATAAGACGGAGCAGTTTGTTTCTTTATTCTATATAAAGTTTCAATTTGTTCAGGTCTTGCAACAAGTTTTGTTACCATTTTATGAGTAATTGCATTATAAACAATTATAATTCCATTATCTGTCAAACAATGAATCTCTGCTCCATTTTTATGTCCTTTGTCTAAATAACACTTTAACAATACATTCCCGTCACCGTTCATATATTTATCAATATAATTCTGTCTTTTTTTCCGTCCCTTTGTATAATGTTTAGAATACATTTTTATCTCCTTTCTTATTATGAAGCTAATCTACATCTTGTAAGTAAGTTAGCAACTTTATCACAAGTATCTGCCTGTTTAATTTTATTAAATATATCTGGCATAATAGTATTATATTTAAAATCTTTAGCTATCTTTTTAGCTTCTCTTTTATACGCTCTTAATTCATTTTGTTTTTCTTGTTCCGTTGAATAACGATGTTTATTTGTTAAAGGACTAACTACATGTAAACAATCATTAATATCAAAATCCATATTCATATTCATTATAAATCTCCTTTCATTATTTGTCAACAATAATAATCATCAATATCTGCCAATTCCATTATAGTTTCATATTCTGTAATAAGTCCTTTAGCATATTTATCTAATGGACAATGAATACAATCTTGTAATTCTGTTAAATTAACACCAAAATAACCCATTTCTTTTTTTCTTTTGACAATATCACTTGCATATTCTCGCATATATCTTTTTATTTTTAACATTTTATACTCCTTTTTATTTTATTTAAAATAAAGGGATACATTTCTGTATCCCTTTATCATTAATACTAATTCTATGTATTAGAACATAGAATCAATATATGCCTGTGTCTGGGTAGTAAGGTCATTTGCACCAGACATATTTTTAAGGAAACGATTTGCTTTCCAGTTCTCAGTATTTCTCTGAGGGAGTGCATGGTCAGCGTAATCTGTTACCGCACACATCAATCTGAAAGCACTCTTTTCCATTCCATCAAGGTCAGGGGCATTAAGATAACGGTATGCCAGTTCCTTTCTCTGACGCATAGAATTGTCAATCATTCTCTGTGTCATTCCATTCTCAATAGGGAACAGAGTTTCAAAGAATTTCAGTACTTTGTCATCGTGCATCGTCAGCATCTTCATACGGTCAATTTCCGTATCAAGACCTTTGATGTAATGGTCAAATGCCATCAGGCTTTCCTGAACTTCAGTCAGTCTGATTTCTGCTGTCCTTGTATGTTTAATCTTCCAGAATCTAACTGCCTTTTTAATAGCAAGATTCATGGTATTTTTACAAGAAATGCGAATAGGAGTAATATATACTCCAAAAGGTTTAGTTCCATCAAAGGAATTAATAACTACTACGTAGTAATCCATCTTTTCTCCAGAAAGAACATCTCCTTTCCATTTCATAGAAACATAAGTTACTTTACCGCCATCAAACACACCTGCATTTTCATAGCGGAATCCAAGAGAGAACAGTGCATCACACAGTTCCCTTGTCTTTTCATTTGCCAGAGGGTTCAGCCTTTCTGTACCAGAGCCAAGGAATGTAACATTGTCATCTCTGACAACAGCATACATAGGAATCTGAATAAAATCGTTTCCATTTGCTACAACGTCAAAGCCTGTCAGGGCTTTTCCAGTGAAGTCATGCCTATTAATATAGGTAGGAACTTTTGCGATTCCATAATTCAGTCCTGCCAGTTCGAAAACTGCATCTGTAGAAAGACAATGGCTAACGTCTTTACCTACACCATTCCACAGCAGGTCTCTTTCTGTCCATGCACTCCAAGACTGAGTAGGGAACAGGGAAGAATACTGTTCCATAGAAGTGATAACAGGCATTACTGTCTGTTTACCTTTATTATCCATACCAATCTGTACGGAAGAAGTAGCGTTTACAGTTGCGATTGCGTTTGTGTTGTTTGTCATAGTGTTTTTTCCTTTCTTTTTTTGTGTGCTTTTTTAACATGTTATTTTTCTTTTCTCATTCTGGATACTCTTATCAAGAATGGCATGTTATGAAATTTTTATATTGAAAAACAAGTATTAAAACTTGTAATTCCCTGTCTCTATGTATATACTACCACAGAATTTATTCTATGTCAACAATTTATTTTATTTAATTTTTTCCTTGTTAAAAATTAAATGTTAAATTATCAGGGTGAGTAATGGTATAACTGTACCATGATTCATTATTTAAAGTAATACGTCCATCATATTTACCATCATATTTATCTAAATAGGTTACTTCTTCATCAAGTTTAACCCACCCTGCAAGTTCTTCCATATCTGCATCATAAGATGCTTTAAGAATATCATTCGCTTCTTCAAGAGTATCGCAGACATAGATTTTATCTTCTTCAGGGAAGTCTGTGAAATTAGGTTTAATTACTACTAAATACAGATAGGCATAGTTTACAAAATTTGTGTTGTTGTTCATTTTTTTTCTCTTTCTTTTTTAATTAATTGAATATTAATTTATTATGTACTTTATATATTAATATAATATATATTATTATATATATAATTATATATAATATATATTATTAATATAATAATATAATATATAACCCACCCTCGTCCACCCTCCATTATATCATATTAAATTTTACTTTTTTATGATTTTAATCATATTATTATTTGCATTATAACATATTTTTATTTATTTGTCAAGTATCTTTTTTTTATTAGTTTGGTTAGGTTTATTATTCACCAATACATCTTCCAATTTTTTATTTCCATATTTTCGGATATATTGGTGAATAATTTTCTCTCCTAATTTTTGTGCTTCTGTTTCACTCATACTCCTCTTTTTTATCTACACCATTCACACTGAATATAAGCATGTTCTTCATGTTCCTTACCACAATTAATGCAGATAGGATTATGACCAATAATAACAGGCTTATTATTTTTATAAACCTGTGTTCCATTATTGTGCCAACATACTGTACAACATTCATACTCAATATAATCAGCATAATGTGTACCATATGTTTCTGTTACAGCTTTACAGGGAGAACTTCCCTGTTTATATGTCCAAAGATTATTTACATTGAACATTTCAGACATAACTTTCTGCATAATTGCACGAATCTCTTCATAAATAGTGTTGTCTCCATCATTAGATTTAGGATAAACCCTTCCCTGAATTAATTTATCTTCTCCAATATGGAAGAGACATCTATGGGTTTTAGGCTGTAACTCATACTCATCTCCCTTATAACTCTCTTCTACCATATAATATACAATAGTTGAGGGGTCACAAAGATAAGAAATAGTACCTGAACCACTATCTCCTCTATAAGTATATCCATTATTGATATGTCTGTCATTTAACTTATCAATAGTTGAGCAGTTAGACCATGATTTTCCAAAGGACATACTGAAATAATCCCAAGGGTTGATACTAATAATTGTATGCCTTTTAATAAGCATTTCATTAATATCGTCACCTAACTGAGAAAATCTTTTTCCATATTCAGGATGTTTATCTACACCTGTCATATGACAAATTTTGCTTATAATACGAGACATTTTCTGTCCTGCTACAGCTTTAATTTTATATTGTGTATTATCACCACACATATTAATTAATGAAGCTACTTCTTCTGTTACAAAAGTAGCAGGATTGTCAGAAATAACACGAGAAATCATCAGCAAATTATTTAATTCATTTGCAGTATCCCTATCTAAATATACAGAATTATGATATGAACACACTTCATTTATATCAGAGCGCATTTCTCTTTTAGCCCAGAATAATTTCTCTCTTTCTGTATCTAATTCCATAAGAGTTTTCCCATTCACTCTAACTTCACAATTTCCTTGACCAATTGTGTAACAACTAATGTCACGCATCATATCAACAATATTATCTAATTTACGATAATATTCGTTTAACTCACGATAATTCATGCCAAGGATTTTAGGAGATTTCTTTTCATAAATCCCTAACAAGGCATCTTCAAACCATACAGTAAATTCATGTACTCCTACTTTATTAACTTTTCTGTGATAATCAGCAGAAAAGACAATTTGACCGTTTCCTTTGTAAAGAGGATGCTTTTCAAATATAGGATAAAGCCATCCTTTATTAGCAAAATAGGTATCAAGAATTGCCTTGATACCTACTTCTGTAGGCTGATAATGACTATCTTCATCATATCTATATTTAGGAAGTTCAGTCATAATCTGTGTATAATAATGATTATATAAGTCAGGATTATTGTAAGTTACATTTTTGTCCATAAAAGTTTTCATAAATTCTATCTCCTTTTTTTTATTGAATAATTCTTTAATAAAGTTTATATTAGTTAAAGGGTAAAACGTATTCATCATGATTAAGAACATCATTCCAACAAGTATCAGGATGATTTTTAAAGAATGATACATAACATTCTGCATAAGAATCTCCCTTTTCAATCGTGTGCATACTTATCCAATCATCTTCAGCAGGTGAAAAGACTACATACTCAAATTCAATTGCACAAGTTCCTGAAGTAGATTTTGAAGATTTACCTTTTCCCCAACCATAATTCCAACCATAATCTTCGTCATCATAATATTTATTATAATTATAATACCTATTATAGCCGTAAATCTTCTCTACATACTCAAAAGGTTCTACCTTTTCGCTTGCTTCAATAAGTTTAATACAAGTTGCCATAGTATTAAACATTTCTTCTATTTTTACTGTGTGCCATGTTTTATGTTCATCGTAATAACCACAAGATAAATTAACTGCGGCACACCCAATTTCAGGAGCGAGATAAGAAATATCAGAACAACTTCCGAAATTTTCTACCCATCCAGTGACATCTTCGCACCAATAAATGAATTCTTTGTTATCACAATCATAGAATACAAGGTCATGCTGATTTTTTCTATCCATTTCAATAATGAATTTCATGTCTGCCCCTATACACTTTTCAATAAGGTCATTATTTTTGCAGAATTTTGTTGCTCCTACACAACCAATCTCTTCATCTTCATTAAAAAGAACAAAAGGTTTGTATCCAAAACTAAGAATCTGGAGAATTGCCCAAATTCCACATCTATCATCTCCACCAATTCCCTGTGGAGAACTAAGAACATGAACGTTATATTCTTTGCCTTTTTTAGCTTGTTTCTCTGTCCATTCATAATAATCCTTAATAGGATTTGAATGAACAGTATCCATATGAGCAGTAATCATTACAGGAATATCACCTATTGCGAATACAAAACCATCTCTGGCAAAGATTTTATCCTCATCATAATACTTTTTTAATTCCTTTACAAGGAATCGTTTCAATTTTTTCTGAGACATCTTACAAATATCAATGAAATCAGGAAGAATGGTTTTATTTTTTCTTCCATGATAACTAAAACCTACAGGGGGAGTATTATATGTAGTATATCCTGTACCATAAGTCCATTTTGAAGTTGTTGTTGATGTTGTTGTTACTGCTGTACTTGTTGTTACATTTGTGCTTGCCTTGCTCATAATTTCGTTCTCCTTTTCTTTTTCTTTAATGTGTTTAAGATATTCTTCATCTGTTTCAAATAATCTAACGCTATCCATTAACTTCTGTTCTGTTTCTGTTAATGGTAAATTAGAATTTTGTTTTTCTTTTACTCTTAAAATGCTTGTGTCTAAAAGTACAATTACATTATTCTGGGCTACTGATGTAGCCCAGTTGTATTTTTTTGCTGTTGTACTAACAGCTTTGTCAATGAATCGCCTATAGTATCCCATTTTATCTCCTTTCTTTATTCTTCATTATGATATGATGCACAGGAACAACACATATCCATTTCTTCGTCATAGTCCTCTGTAAGAACATATTCATCACATACATGACAGTACATGACTTCGTCCTCATGATACCATTGTCCAGTAGATTCTATTTCCCTATAACCTGCCCTTTCTGCATTTTCAGCATCCATGTAAACATGACCATCTTCTGTTTCAACATGGTCATTCCAACGAGAGTAGAACCATTCTTCTGCGTAATAATCCCAATAGACGTTTTCGCTATGATACTTATCATCGTTTTCACACCAATAACAACCGTCATTTGCGGCGCATTCACTATCACAATAATATACTTCTCTATCAGAATCATAGATATAATCATCACGGTCAAAAACGATTGCACATCCACAACGCTCACAGATTGCATCTTCACTGATTGCATCTGCACTATTGCTACATTCAGGACAAAGAATATTTTCAGACTGTGTATGTTCTACACCACAATCAGGGCAAATAGGCTTATGTCCTACAGGAATCATTTTTACGTTCTTTTCTTCATTTTCCCTTTTCAGGAAAGATACAGTATTATCGCTATAATGAGCGTAATCAGGATAATGAGTAGAGCCAGAAACAGTGCTAATATAACGGTCTGCATTTTTCCTTTCCAGTTTCCACAGATTCGGAACACCAAGACAATCTGCGATTACTTTCTGTGCAATACGTCTAAAGTCACCTGCAATAGACGCATCTCCACCATCTCTGCCATCAGGATATACTCTACTCTGGATAAGTTTGTCTTCACCAAACATGAAGACGCATCTTCTTTCCTTGTCTGCAAATTCCAGACCATCATTCTCATCATAGTCAGGAGTTACAGTGTACATGATAAAACTGACTTTGTCAAGCATATAGCTTTCCGTTCCAGAAGAATAACATCCCTCATAATTATGGTCTGTCTGTCTTCTATTTTCCTTGTCAATTGTATGACAAGAAGCCCATCCCTTACCGAAAGACATAGTCCAATAATCAATAGGATTCAGACTAAGAACTGTATGCCTTGTAATGGTCAGAGGATTAATACCATCTGCTAAAGCAGAGAACTGTCCATTATAACCAATGTTTTTGGTTCTGGAATGTTCTACAACTTCTCCAGTATTGTCGTTAATAGTAGTCCATGTTTCCGTTACATCCTCGACTACTTTATTCAAGCCATAGAGTTCACCAACTACCTTGTTGATAACTCTGCTCCATTTCTGTCCATTCTGGACACGGAGCATAGGATTTCCATTAGGCTTCTTCATCCATGCAAACAAATCGTTTACGTATTTAGCATCATCTCTTTCTTCAGAATCATCTGCTACGAGAATAGGGGAAGAACAGATATTTCTCTTGAAATAATCAAGGAATTTTGCCAATGACGGAATTTCATTGGCAATAATTGTCGGATTCGTATAATAGGTATCATAATAAGCTGTATAGTATGATGTTTCTCTTGCTAACTTATATGCTTCTTTCCATTTGTCATAATAAATCTGACATTCATTATACGAAGCGTTACAGTACTCTAAATACAATTCATCAATAGTTTTTCCTTCATAGGTGAACTCATTCTCTTCTTTAATGAGTTCTCTATGTTTTTCAGTTACCCATTTATTAAATACTTCTACTGCTTTAGGGTCGCAGTATCTATGCAGGTCAGCAGAGAAATGGATGTAAAGATGTTCTACATCCCAATTAGGATGATTTGCAAAGATTCTGATAAGGGTTTCCTTATTTCTAAGGAAAGTGGTCAGAATCTGGTTCATGCCATAATCAGACCACGGATAATCGTACTCAGACAGGAGTTCACCTGCTCTATCCTTGATATAGTTATTAAGAGCGTTATTAACCATTTCCATGATGTCATTGTTTACAGTTGCTGTGTTCATAGTGTTGTTCATCATAATTTTCTTTCTCCTTTTTTTTTGTTTTTTGTTTTGTTTTTGTTTACTTTGTTAATTGTACCATATTCAATTGTATATGTCAAATCCCAATAGGCAAATATTTGCCTACTGGGATATTGTTATAGAGATTAAAAGAAATCTCCATTTCTTCCATCTCTTCTTGTTCTGACATCATCCAATTTCTTTTCCCAATTCTCTCTGATTTCAGAAGAAAGAATCGGACTTTCATCTGTGAAGATGTCACACTCATCTACCTTATTGAACATGTGTCTATGTTCAGCACAGTAAACGAAGTCTTCATCATCCCTATGGAATTTTCCACAAATGGGGCAAGTCTGCGGATGACCAATTGTAATTCTTTCAGAATTTTTCCTTTTGTCCCCGTCATGCAGGAAACTAATTGTACTATCATTGTAGTTAAGATAGTCCTCATAGTGGTCTCCTGCCCCAATGACATATTTATCTATAACTTCTGTGCTGTAGATACTCTTGGTACTATCTGTCTGAACAAGCTCCCAAAGGTTCGGAACGTCTAAACATTCCGTGATAACTCTCTGGAGAACCTGCCTAAAGATGTCCTTTGCATTGGACGTTGCTCCGTCTCTGCCATCAGGATAAACTCTTCCCTGAATTAATTTGTCTTTTCCAATCTGAAACAGACATCTCTGGTTCTTAGGGATAAAGGTGTAATCTGATTCATGTTTACATTTCTTTGTAGTAAACATGATTACTGTTACCTCGTCCTTGCTCAGTCCATTAGCACCGCCACTGTAGCATCCAGTATAGTCACCAGTTCTACAATCACGATACTTACTGAGATGATGACAAGATGTCCAGTTTGTTCCGTTGGACATCAACATAAAATCCAAAGGATTCAGTGAGATGAATGTATCCATCTTCACTTTCAAAGGGTTTACAGCATCAGCAAACTGAGCAAATTTGCTTGCCCAACCTGTATCCTTTGTTCTTGTTACTGTATGTTCTCTACCACGAAGGTCATGGTAAGTTGCTACTTTTGTCTCTACGTTCTTGATTTTATCAAGACCATAATAATGAGACACTTTAGAAATGACTCTGCTCCATTTCTGGTTCTCGGACACCCTAAACATCTGTCTTCCATTTGCCTTTTTCAGGGGAGACAGAATTTCGTTCACTTTTTCTGCCCTTTCTGCTGTCAGCAGATGCTGTTTCATTGAAATGGCATTACGCATTTCCTCTAACAGATTATCATAGGCTTTATATTCAAGCCAGTCCTGTTCGGTGACATAGATTCCTGCATCACCTAAATACTTAAAGTTATTATCAAATTCTGCCTTGATGGCTACAAGCCGTTCAAGTTCAGCGAAGTAATAATCATAGGTAAGTCCGTTTACCTTAGTTGTGACGATTTTAGTATCGTCATAAATGGATTTACCATCAGAAATATTCTGAAGGTTTTCCATTGCAGTACAGATTTTCTGCATTTTTCTAACGGCATAATGAACTTCGTCATAGTTCATTCCGCAAATGGTAATCTTTTTTGCTTCGTAGATTTTACCAAGTTCATTACGAACCCAATCCACAAACTCAGATGCCTGTTTATAAGACATCTTCCTTTCATAGGTCTCCTCTTTCAGATGGATGCGGAGATTTTTTGCATCCCAATCCTTGTGCATGGAGAACAGACCCATGAGATGTCTTTTTGCTGTATTAGATGCTTTAACGTCTTTCCTTAAAGCATCTCTGTATACAGCGTAATCATGTCCATTGTAAATATAATGCATCTTATTCACAATGTCTTCGACTACCTCATCTGAGGGAATATAATCAAACCGTTCAAGGTGCATGATTTCCTTATTGTTAAAATTAATGGGGTCGGATACGTAATATCCTTTCCAAATATAGTCCTTTGCCCCATAAGTATAACAAGCGTCAGGGAACATTTCCAAATACTTTTCCATTGAGATAGTAGAGAAGTATTTCTGCTTAACAGAATACCATTCTCCTGCGGCAAAAGCGGAACGCTGATTTGTATCATGGTCAGTCATGATACAACGTACTCTTATGTTTGCCTCGTTCAGAACACCTGTTACAAGACAAAGGGTTTTGTTATTTGTATAGACGTATTCATCGTCTGCTGTACAAATGACAAATGCTCCTACATTGATTTCTCCGTACACTTCTTTTTTGGCATAGTCTTCAAACCATGCCATGAAATGAAGATTGTCTGCTCCATAAACGTTAATATACCCATCAACCGTTACAGGAGTGTAGTTCTCCACCAGACGGCTTGTAAACAAACCATCTCCGTTAATGTTGTCATTAGGAGAAGCGATGACTTTTAAGGTCATGTAATCTCCGTTGACTTCAGTTACATAAGACAGGGCTTTGCCTGTCTTAATTGCTGTATTATCTTCGTTGCCAGTTACAAAAGAGCCGACCATAATATTTGCCATGTTTTTATCTCCTTTTTTGTTTTGCTTTTATTTTTTGTACCATATTCAGTTTTTAAGTGGGGGTTTTACAGATTACCCCTAACTGCATGTTATTTAGTTTTCAATTATTTGAGACTTACTGAATTTCAGTCTCCATCTCCTTGCGGAGATTATAGTAATATTCCGCAAGAAAATAGTTGCCTGCTTTGAGAGCATATCTCTCAAGAAGAGTGTATTCCTTGATTGTTGCGATGGTGTTTTCTTTTGTTGTCATTTTTTTATCTCCTTTATATTATATATTAATTGATATGGTACTTCTTTAAATTGGTTACTTTTATCAAATATGTTTCTTTTGTCGGGATGCCCTGAAAATTCTTGACCATTAAAGTCAATTCATAATCAGCTTCAACAGTATATCCTCTTTGTTCCCAAAGATGATTTTTTATCTTTTTTATTTCTGTTGAAAGCAGACTTTCTTTGACCCATGTGTCTCCTATAATCCAACTGATATGGTCTTTCAGTTCCTTTTTTGTCGTATAAAGACATTTAGGAAATCGAGTTGGAATCTCTTCGTAGGATACCTCATCCCAGAAAATGTTTACACATTTCGTTATGATGTACATTTTATCTCCTTTTCTTATTTAAATTTATTTCCTCATTTTATCATCCATATAATCATGGAACTTCTCTTTGAAGTCGTTTGTTAAAGGAAATTCCCGAAGATACTTAATCATATCTTCTTTAGCCCTTTCGGATTCATAATATCCTCTGGGCATCCTGTGATAGACCTCAAAGATTATATCTTTCTTTAGCCCTCTGGGTTCTTTTTTCATTTCGGCTTCACCCAGAGTTCTAAAGGTTTGATAGACTCTCTGTCTATCCTGATAATTTCTTTCCTTTATCAGTTTATTTACAAAGTAAGTGAACAGTTTGCCACTAATATGACCCTGTTCCAGACCTTTTTCCCATCTGATTTTGATTCCGTATTCGGATAACAAGTTATACAGTCTCAGGACATAATAATTTTCCCTATCTGCTTCTGTCTGGAATCTTCCTGCTTTCTTTTTAACAGGAACAGGAACAGCAGGAACATTAGTTGATGTTGTGTTAAGAAGATTCAGGAGCTTAACTAAATTATTGTAATCTTCCTTGCTATTAACAGTTACTGTAATGGGGGCAGTAAAGTTGATGGTTACGGCGGTGTTTGTGTTGTTGTTCATTATTTTTTTTTTCCTTTCTTAATATAAATATTTTTTTATTTGCTTTATTACTTTATTCAGTTTTTTTATTTTTATTTAATTTTAGCATCAACGATTTCGTCATTTGTGCAGTCATTATCACCTTTGGTATCAAAAGTGATAATGACTTCATCTCCTTTACGAAAACCAGTTCCGTAGAACTGGTATTCCTGATAGGTCTTCGTTTCTATTGTTACTTCTTCCCCTTCAACATTAACAACTTCTACAGTTGCCTTGTAGAAAGGGGAATTTGTTACGGTATCTGCATAACAAACCCCTACGAGGAGCATGAAAGTGATGAATAAATATATTATCGTGTTCCTAATCCCAAATTCTTTCACCATTTTTCTATTTCCTTTCTACGGCAATGATTTCATCTACCGTTACGTTGAACATGGTAGCTAAGATAACCATGTTGTCGATTGTCGGCAGATTCATCCCATGAATCCACTTATAAATGGCTTGCGGTGTCGTGAAGCCGAATACCTGTTGCATGTCCTTTACAGATATATCTGCCTTGATGCGTAAGGCATTGATGTTCTGTCCAGTTGCGACAACGTCAATTGTAGGAATAACCATTTTTTATCTCCTTTCAGATGCAAAGAATATCAACTTCCTTGTCCGTAAGACGGACAGCAAAATCATCTGGCTTTTCAATGTGCCAGAAGTGCTCTCCATAGTAAGGAAGAAATATTTTGCTACAGGTAACTGAGACAGGATTTAAATCGCTTGTTTCAGGAAAAAGTTCTAAAGCCTTTTTCATAGCTTTAGAAATATCTCCTGTTATTACGCAGAGCGGTTTATACATCCATCCTGCGTCAAAATAAAAACCTTTCATTGCATTACACCTCCTTTTCTAATCTAATCGCATAAAAAGGGATTCCTTTTTTGTACAACTTAGTATATGCTTCATTCAGTGTGTGGGCATAAACAACTTCTCGCAGATTAATCCCGATGCGAGAAAAAATATATGTTCTCATTTTATTCCCCTTTCTGCGTATTCTTTCAATTAAGACTAATCATGGGTTTTCCTGTATCAGGGTCAATTTCTGCCCAATCAATCCGCTCGGTCTGATAACAGACCTTATAACCGATGCCAGAATAATACGGATTATTAGCAAAACAGAGTTTCTGGTCGCATCCTTCACACCTACCTTTGCAAATGTAAAGAGTTTTGTTTTTGTTGTGTTCCATTTTTTTCCTCCTTTTTTAATAACCAATCACAACATTTCAGACCGCAAGTGGTCTTAACTTTGTAAGGCTTGCGGTCTGCTTATGATGGGATTAATTAATTATTTCTTTTCCTTATCCCCTTTCTCTTTCAGGACTCTGCATCCCTGTGCGGGCAGTCCGTTACCCATCATCATTCTGGCGAGGTCATCCCACACCATAATCGTCTGGTTGCCACTCTTGTAAGAGGTGTAAGAATAATTGGTTTCGTTTGCCTTTACGGTTGTGTTGTTCTTCTTCATTTTTTTTCCCTTTCTTTTAAATTAAATTATTAAATTAATTTCTTTCTTTGAATTTTAGGCATAAAAAAAGCCAACTTTTGTTTCTCTGGGCAGTAATAATACTGACTAAACAAAAGTTGGCTTTTTATTTATAAGTATATAATTGGAAGTCAGACGGATTAGATGACTTCGATTACTTTCTCTACAACTTCTTCAACGGAAGATTTGCTATGAAGAAAAGTCAGTAAAACCTTTCTGACATGCTTAGATTCTCTCTTGACAAGAGCAATCCCTACCTTTTCGTGATTAAAATCATAAGGGTCATCATAAACATCTACAAAAGCAAAGGCTCCGTTTTCTGTGACAAAGAAGTTTTCATCGTCACATACAGCCTTTCTTGCTAAAGCTGTCAGAATGATTCCTCTTTTCTGGGCTTTTTCTTCTTCTGTCAGTTCTGTCTGTTTTGTTTTTGTTTCCCTCTGGTTCTGGTTGCAATATTCCTTCCAGTATTCTCTTTCAGGATAGAAGTTTCTGATTTCTTCTTCCTCTTCGGGAGTAAGGTCAGCAAAATAGAAATCCTCGTCTTCATAGTCCTCTCGCAGTTCCTTGAGATATTCGTTTCCCTCATATAAGAACTGCTGATAGTTCTGCTTGAATTTTTTATTTGCCTTTTCTTCGGCTCTTCTGAGCCATTCGCTATTAAATCTTTTGCAAGCATTGTTTGTCCAGATACTCTGATGCTTTGTTCCCTCAAGGCGAGAAGCCTTACGGCTTTTACGGTGTTTTGCCTTTTCAGCTTTAACACCATAAGCATAAACTGTAGGAGAAGTAGGCATAGGGGGAACGGGAATATCATCATAAGGTGTATAACCACCATTGACAGTTTCTACTAAATCGTGGATATGCCACATAGCATCTTCAGAGGGGATATAATCAGGGTAATGGTATCCCTCTTTTTCCATGCGCTTCATAAAATCATCGAGTGCAAGCTGAATAGTTTCTAACATAATTAATACCTCCTATTTGATTAAGATTAAAATAATCACAACATTTCAGACTACAAGCTACCCTAACAGTATGTAGGACTTATAGCCTGTTTATGAAGGGATTAATTAACGATTACGTAAGAAATCAGCGATGAGGTCGCTTACAGGAATAACAGGGTTGTTTAAATCAATCCACTTATAACCTGTGATTTCATCGTACCCGTTTGAGTACAAGAAAGCAGAGTCATCATCCCTGATAATCTGGGCTTCTGCCTGCTCATACTTTTTATACTGAGCATACTGGTTGTGGATATAATCCTTGACTTCGTCCATTGTAGTGAAAGTCAGGACTTTGTCCTCATCATCATTCATAACGACCTGATTGATAAACCAGTAGTGTTCCTCGTACAGTTCGCCATTATCATAGTCCTGTAGTAAGATATACATACTTCTCCTAACTCCCCCGTATAGCCGATAGGGACAGCTAAAGCCAGTTATAGTTAAAATAATTAAAATAAGCGTAAAGTGAGTAGATGTGAGTAGGTATAAGCGGATGAATAATCTTTTCATCCTTTCTAAATTCTGGGCATAAAAAAAGCCACAGACCGCACCATAGAGCGTCAGCCTGTGACCTTTTGCATACTCAATATTAAATTGAAAACGGATCATTAACGGGATTTAAACCTTGCGCGATACAGATACTCTTTCTGCACCTGTTTACGTTTAGGTGTACAGTGATGCAGTTTTGTCGTAATCTGCACCTGATTTTTAGCGGGTTCAGGTAAATCATCTTCTGCTAATCTGACTCGTCTGCAAATAAACGCATTAAGGTTTTCTAAACACGCGTTATCTATGAGCGTAGTATGTACCCATTTGTCATCGCGTGAGTCATACTGCACCCACGCATTATATGCACGAGAACCATTAAAGTTAACGGGAATTGTGTCAGTAATGATATATGTCATTACATGGCACTTATTCACGGTCTTATATCTTACACGCATTTTAGGTGTGCCGTTATTATTGTAAACAGTGTGACCGTTTTTATCATAAACAAAGTCAACACCATCTCTAAATTTCACAGTATAGTCAATTTTAACTCTGCCGTAATAGCTACCCGTAGGGATTGCGGGCATAGGGATATTCGGCATCCAAATCTGAGATGCCGCGATATTGAAAGTTTTCACAATTATGCCCTCCTAACCTTAATGTTATTCAGATAATCCGAGTACTCCGCTAATGAATACCCAAACTGATTAAACAGCTTGACAAAATCGGCAATAAGCGCGGTATCAAGTCCGATGCGTCCCTCGTTAAAAAGGAACAGAATATGATGTAAGTCGCGATTATCAGCATAGATTGATGCTTTATAGACGGTCTGAAATGCCGCCTTTTCCAGTGTCGTGAGAGAATTTTTAAATTTCATGATAATACCTCCAATAAAAATAATAGATCATTTTTCAGATGACAAACGCATTATACACGTTCGTCATCATAATTCCAGTCTCCGCCCGCATCGTATGTAAACGATGCGGCATAATCCGCGGCATACTCGTGAGCGCGGCGCGAATTAATACCAATGGGAAAACCTGCCGCCGTTTCTTCTACATAGTACAGCGGCTCATTTACATCGTAGCCGCACCATACAAAAGTAGGATGATACAAACGGGTAGCATTGTGAACGGATAATGTCTCTAACGGGTGACGATAATCCACGTTAAAGCCATATCTATCTTTATCATAGTCGCGGTCAATGCGGCGCGGTTCATTAATGGATAACAGATAATCCGCGTCCTGCTGACCGCGCATTCTTTCGACCGTGATATAATCCGTCACGGCTTTTTCAGTAACGTCCGAAAAAAGCGCGTCAACGGGTACAGACGTAAACCGCGGGCGCGCGGGGATCATCTGTACTACAGGTAAATTTTCCACGCGGATTTTAATGCGTGGGCGGTCATTGATTAATGGATATAACATGATATATACCTCCTATTGTCAAAAAAATTAGATTTGCCGTCGCGGGCGGCTTGCCGTTTTTGGTTCCGCGGGCGGCGGGCATAAAAAAACGCGCCGCCCGTTTTTTTTACGGGCGGCGCGTCAAGTTGTAGCGCGGGCGCGGTATTAGTTTTCGTCGTCGTCGTCGTCAGTGTTGACGGCATTTTCAGCAATATTGCGGTTGTAGCGGATGACGTCGGACATTGTAACGCGCGGCTCTTTAACAGTTTCCTCAAGTCTGTACTCAAACTTTTCAGTCAGGACACGCATTGCAAGCTCACGTAAAACCTTTTTGTCCGCGGTTACTTTCGCGGCAATCTTGCCGCCGCGGTCATAATCGGTTGAATAGTTGCGGGCAAACTCTTGCATTTCCGCAATAAAATTTGCCGTTAAGCGGAACCGCCAATTTTTATAGAGATTGCTTTCGCGGCAATCAATGCGGCGGTTAATGAGACTTTCGATAAACTTTTTGTCGTCGGCGGTCAACTTTTCCTGTCTGAAAATGTTCGCGACGGTTTTACCTAACCGCGCGTCTCTATCAGACCATGCAAGCGCGGGCGCGGCGGGCACGATTGTCCATGCAATGAAAGCGGAAAGGTTATCAGTGCGGGCAATTGCCGCGGCTTTTTTGGCGGCGGTTTCCGCGTTTTCAAGTACAGTTTGAATGTCGTCATCGTAGATGTGTTCATCGTCGTTGAGCATCTCTAAAATTGTCTCGTCATCGTGCCCCTCAATGAAAGCGGCAAGCGCGATTAAACGACGGTAGGACTTTTCGGTCTTTTCGCGCGCGTCGGTATACTTGAGCATGTACTCATCTTTTTTCGCGGCATTTTTGACACCATTTTTCGCGTCATCGTAGCGGGTATATGCGTCGCTTTCCGCGTCGCCTGCCTTAAGATAGCGGTCATATGCCGCCGCCAAAACGGAACCCGTAACAAGTGCCTCAATGTTGTCGCCGCATGCTCTTTCGTCAAGCGCATTACAGGGAACCGCGAAAGTCTTTTCAGTAACTTTAATCTCATCATTGTTAATGGTTACATTGGTTATCAGTGTTCTTTTCATAATACCTACTTTCCCCGCGGGAATTGTGCCCGCGGTCACTTAAGATGATAATGATTGCCGCTAATTGTAGACGTTTGTCTATCAATTAGCAATCAATCCGTTTCCGCCCGTATATCCGCGGACTAGTCACGCGGCGGGCGGTTAAGTCGCTTTCGATATGTAGCAATACTCATTGATGCCCGCCGCGCGTAGCGCAACTTTTTGCCGTGTCCCTTGCCCCGCGCGTTGCGCGGCGGTAAGGGAATCAGATGAGCGGAAACGGATTGTGAAAGTATGGTGCGAATGAGCGGCGCGAATGAGCGCGGGGAACATGGTTCCCTTTGCGGATACAATAACAGACCGCTACGCGTAAAAGTCGCGGTTTTTACGCTTTTTTTCTTTTTTTCGGGGGGATAGTTGTAACTAACATCGCGGATTTTGGCGGATCCGATGTGGGTCGTGGTTCAACCACACATCACGATTTTTAAATTCCCTAGCCACCCTAACCACCCCATTTATATTTATTCAATTTATTCCAATTTATCCAATCTATTCTAACTTTCCAACATCTCCAACATCCCCAACACTCCCAATATCCCATTTCGCCTTATTTATCGCTACTTTTCCCAATTCACAACTTTATCCACAAAGTTATCCACACTATCCACATTGTCCACATTTACAATTTATTTATTTTTAATTTTATTTTTTAAGTTATTTTTTAGGAAAAAACAATAAAAAAACTTGACAACTCCCTACCCTGTGTGTTATTATAAGGATAGTATTTTAAACATTTAATAAAATTTAATAATCTAATTTAAAAAAAGGAGACAAACAATGAGTACAAAAGTAAAAGCAAAATGGAACGGTAGATACCCAAATTTTTGTTCGGGTCAGTGGACATTAATTGTAAATGGTACAGACGTAACAGATAAGATTCCTATGGATTTAATAAATAGCCCAATGAATACTTACGGTATTTATAGTAATTGGAAATTTAGTTCAGATTGGGATGTAATTTGGGATGATTATTATGATGGCTTATCCTGTTCAGAATGGATTGAAAAAAATGATTACTGGCTTAATGAAATTACAAAAGATAATTCTATTAAATCAGATATTTATTATGCTATTAATTCAGAAGACTTTAGACAGGGTTGTTGTGGTGGATGTATTTAAATAAAATAAAGTAGGGGGATAGTTTTAAATCCCCCTATTTCCTATTGACAAATCCGACTCTATAGGTTATAATAAGAATAGTAATATTTAAAGAAAGGGGGTATTTATGTATAATAAACATAATTTAAAATATAAAGGTTCAGACGTTAGATTCTTAACTAATATAGAATTTAAAAAAAGAATGAACTTATTAAATTATCAAAAACTTAATAACCTGTTTAATGCTTTTGTTATGTCTGGTTACATGTTTAGATTTCCAGAAAAATTTAATATAATTAAATATAGAATAATAAAAATTAATGAAGATTTAAATAAGAAAGGAGCAACTAATGAGAACCCTGATTAAAAAACTTAAAGAAACCCTAAAGAAAAAATTTACGAAACAGTATGCTGAATTAGATTTAAATAATTGGAGGAAAAATTATGGCTAAATTTAGAGAAGTCCCTTGTAAATATTATGTATCTGCACTTGACCCTTGTTTAAAAAATCGTGAAGCTTCTTATAAAGGATACTGTCAGCATTGTGATAAATACGAAGCAAGACCACATGGGCATCTTATTAATAAGAAGAAAGAAAAATTAAATAAAATTAAGGAGAGAGAAACAGATGAATAATAATTGGAATCCAATTTCTCAACTTCCTAAAAAAGATGGGTATTATATTCTTAAATTAAATAATGGAAAGATAATCACTAAATATTTTATCCATGATGGAATGCACAGATTCTATGGAGTTAAATTAAAGAATATAGAAAGTTGGAGAGAAAAATGAAATATTATAATAAAAGAGAAATAAGACAAATTATGAAAAATAATGGCTATAAACAGGTTCGTACTTCTGGCAGTCATGTTATTTATAAAAAAGGTACTAATACAGTTTCAATCCCTATTAATAGTAAAAATATTAGTATATGTACTATTAATGGTATATTTAGAAGATATAAGATAGAGGTATAATATGAAAGAAAGTATTAATGATTTATTATATAATCCGTCATCAGGACTAGAAGAAGCAATAGAAGAATTAGTAGATAACTGGTTGAGAGAAAATGATATTAAACCAACTAATGATTTGTATTTAATATTTATGGATACACTACCAGACTTGTGTTGGGAAATAATTGATAAATGTATTAATATAATTGAAAGTTAAGGAGTAATAATGCTTACAGAACAGTATTATCAAGGTATAAAATTTGATAAAAAAATTTCAAAACCAGAAGCTATAAAAATAAGTAAAAAATTAGATAAAATATCAAACCCTTTTGAACCAATAGCAGATACAAATGCTAAAAGAATCCTTGAAGCTTTTTTAAAAAACCCAAATAGTGAAACATATGAAATAAAGTCTCAAGCACTTTGTTCTTCTAATCCTTTTGATAGTAAAATGAAAACTATATGTAATATTTATAAAAGTTATTGGGATAAAGAAAGAGAAGTAAAAATTATTTATACAGAATCAAATCCATATGAATATTATACAATTTGTGAAGATAGTTTTAAAAAATATATTTTCCGTGGGAATATGTTTATTATACAAGAAGAAATAAAGCTACCTGTATGTTTATCATCAGAAAAAAAATGTAAATTTAATAATTCATATATAAATTATAGTTATATAATTAAGTGTGAGTATATAGATTATATATATAGATATTCTGATGGTTCTATTCTTACTGTAAGAGATAACGAAATTATAAATTTTTACGATAATAAAAAAAATTACCATAATATTTTTATTGGCAAACCTGTTGACAATAATATTTTAATTAATAATGTTTATAATTATTCTATTTTAATGGTTTGTTTTATGGCAGGTGGAAAAGAAGATATGAATCCTGTATTTGATTCTGATAAAAAAAATACAATATACATAAATTATACGACTGAAACAGGACGAATGGCAAATTGTATTTATCCTAATGAAGAAGATGACCCATTAGTTAATAGAGATTTTTTATCTGCTTGTATATATTGGGGGAAAAGATGTACACATCCTCAAAATGTAGGAAAATGGATAGACGAATGTTTAGATAGATATAATAAAATAAAAAGATATTATAAGGAGAAAGTATGAATAAACCTTTTAAAAAATTAACAGCTATGAAAGCTATAAGGGCTAAATGTCTACAGTGTGCATGTGGACAAACCAGTGAAATAAAAGAATGTACAGTTACTACTTGTGCTTTATATTCTTTTCGTATGGGACATGCACCTAAACCTCCTGTTAATGCTTTAGATATTACAGTATTTAGAGATGGTACTGGACAGATATTCAGTATTAGAGATAAAGATGAAGACGAAGAAGAATAATATAAAAATAAAAGGAGATAAAAAATGATAGTAGATGGTACTGTAGAAATGGTAGTTACATTAAATGTATCTAGTCTTAAAACAGATGCAATATATAAAAATGAATATGGTGAAATTAAAATTGGTGACCCAGATTCATTTTTTTTAGATTGGGTTAATGATTGGGAAAATGGAATGGGAGAACTTCTTGGATGTCACGAAGAAAATACCGACCTTAAAGAAATTGAAGAAGATTGGGAAGAGGAGGAAGAGTATGATAGCTGAAAAGGAAAAAACATTAGAACCTTGTCCATTTTGCGGACAATTACCTACAACAAGAGTAGAAGTTACACAAATGGGGGGTAATAAAGACGAAATAAGTTTTTCAGTTTATTGTCCTGATTGTAGGTATGTAGCAAAAATTGTACATTTAGTTATTACTTCACCTGACATTTGTCATTTTTCTGAAGTAGAAGAAGTTATGTTAAAAGCTATTGATAAATGGAATACAAGGTCAATACAATGGGAAAGGACTAAACAATGAATACTTATACATTGGAAGGAAGTTTTGTTGCAAATATTAAAGCTAATTCTTATGACGAAGCTATGGATATTTTTGATAATAATAGTTTATCTGATATTAATATTGATGAAATATATATTAACTATGTAACTGAATATGATAAAGATGGTAATGAGATTGAGGTATATCAATAAAAGGAATTATTATGGTTAATTTATGTGATACATGTGGACAAGCAACTTGTTCTGCAAATACAAAAGATGTAGTTTTTCAGATGACGGAAATATTATTAAATGTAATAAATATAATTCTATAAATAGTTTTAGTTCTATAAATTTAGCATTATTATTTCCAAATAATCTTACAGATGCAGAACAAGAAAATATAATTAAAAATATGTCTCCTAATGATATAGATAATTTCTTTAATTGTTTAAATAAAATAATAAAAGATTATTTGTTATATAATTGGATAGAAATAAATGGAGAAAAAGAAGAATGAAGGATTATAAGATTAAAGGAAATTTTGAAACACATATTCAAGCGGAATCTATGACTGAAGCAATGAAAAAATTTTATAAAGAAACTTCAATTTTACAATACATAGGAATTATTTATGTAAAAGAATATGAAGATGGAATATATAATGAAAATTCTATCAGATTATATCACGAAATATTTAATGCTTGTAAAAAAAATATAGGACAAATAATTAAGCTAACTAAAGACGGATTAGTAGCAAAATATGATAGTTTAGACTTATCTTTCTTAGATGAAATGAGAAATGCTACCACAGAAGAACAAAAAGGTATAAACGATTATGTTGATAGCATCTCTCATAATACTGAAATTAATTTTTTTGATTATTTGGAGAAGAGATGAAAACAAAAATAATTATAAGGAGTAATATTACATGTCAAAATTAATAATCATTATCTTTTGTCATCTTTTAGGTGACTATTCTTTACAACAGGATTTTATAGCAAACACAAAAGGTTCAAATTGGTATCATCTTTTTGTCCATTGTGCTTTATATTGTGTTCCATTTGCGGTAGTCTATGATATTGACTATAGACTATTACTATTGTTTGTATCGCATTTCATAATTGATATGTTAAAAGCAAGATACGAAGCGATAGGCTATGCGTTTGACCAGTTTTTGCACTACGCTAATGCTTTTGTATTATATTTGATAATATAAGGGAGAACAATAAATATGGAAATTAGAATAACAGAAACAGTCCCAGATGATTTTGAAAAAGGATGTTGTTATGATTGTCCATTTTCTTATACAGAACATTATGAAATAGATGAGGGAGATGGATTTTATGAAATAGATGATGCAATACATTGTGTATTACATGAAGCTTATTCAGAATGTCCAATTGAAATAATAAAAGAATAACAAAGGAGTAACAAATGCTTAATAGTTGTAAAATATTTTTATCTGGTGGTATTACAGGCTTAGATACTAAAGAATGTAAAAAATGGAGAGATTGTTTACAAAGTCGATTCCATGGTGTCTTTGGTTTAAATACTAACATAATTGTAAATCAAATGCGTCATTTTAATCCAAATAAAGAAACATCTGATACACTTGAAAAAGAAGCTATGATGTATAATTTATATCATGTTAGAACAGCAGACATAATTATTGTAAATTTAGATAAATTAAATAGCATAGGTACAGCACAAGAACTTATGTTAGCTTATGAATTACATAAACCTATTATTGGTTTTATTCAAGAAGATAAAGTATCTAAAATTCATCCATGGATTCAAATGGAAGTTGGAAAACTTTTTACTTATAAATATAATAAATACTATACAGAAGCTACAGACGAAGAAACACCCGATTGTTTAGAATGGACGTTAGAGGGAATAGTAGATTATGTAAAAAATCATTATTATACCTCTTGACAAAGGGAACAAAAATGTGCTATAATAAAGGAGAGAAAAAATGAAAGTAGTATTTTATCCAGATGGTATTGAAAGTGACGTTATTGAAGTTCCAAATGATATTTCTGAAGATGAACTGTATGACATGGCTTGCGATTGGGTAGCAAATAATGTCGCAGGATTTTGGGACGTAATAGAAGAATAAAAGGAGATAAAAATGGTTGTATTAACAAATATGTATCATAAACCAGATAATTGTCGTGAATGTAGACTTAAAGATGAAAATGGAGATTGTCTATTAATAAAAGATAGTAGGTTTTTAGATACTTTTGAGATTCAATATAGTAAATGTCCTATAGAAGAACGAGATTTACCAGAAAATGAGGTAGAATAATATGGAAGAAATTACATTATATAAATGTGAAATTTGTGGTGGTTTACATGAAACTAAGATTTTATGTGAACAATGTGAAAAATCTCATTTAAGAATAAAAAAAATTATAGAAGCAAAATATGACATAAATTCTCATTCAAGTAAGTCAAAAAAATATATTTGTTACCCTAAAATTATTAAAGTTGAATTTGATGGGGGTTATATTGGAGCATACGAACTTGTAAATTAATAAATTAAATTAAGGAATAAAAAAAATGAAAAAATTAACAAGAGAAGAGGCTATAAATTTATTTCGTCAACAATGGGCAGATATGCAAAAAGAATTAGGTAATTGTCCTGCGTATGAAGATAGAGAACTTTATAAACGGCGATGGTGTAATGACCATGATTATTTTGATTGTAATAGTTGTTTTCTTTGCGAATGGGCAGTTCAGAATGATAATGCCCCATGTGATGAATGTCCTATTGATTGGGATTATATAAGTTGTGTAGGTGGGAAAATAGATTATAGAATATCTCCTATCTCAAAAATTTTAGCATTACCAGAAAGAAAAGTAAAAGATGAAATTAATTGAAATAGATAGAATTAAAAAAGTCATAAAAGATTATTGGATAGAACAAATTTCTAAAATATCAGATTTAAATTTAGATTTCAATGAATATCAAGAATACATAAACAATTATATAAAATATAATTATGAACTTATATTACTAATTAATAATTTGCCCTACTCATATTCAGAAACTGCTTCAGAAATTGTTCGATGTAAAGATTGTAAATATCTTTATAATGAAGATGAAGTTGGTTCTAAAAGGGGAGAATGTTAGCATATTAATGGATTTCGTACAGACGTAGAAGATAAGGATAACAATTTTTGTTCATGGGGAGAAAGAAAAGATGAACACTCTAATTAGTAAAGAGATGGCAATGGATAAAATTATGGAACGTGCTGATAAAGTTAAAAAGCCTAGTCTATATTGGGAGGGGTTAATGTTCTGTAAAAATATATTAAATAAATTGCCATCTATTTATCATTCAACTATTCTTGAAATGGGAAAAACTGAAAAATTAATTGATAGAAAACAAGCAATAATCACTGTAAGAAATAATCCATTTTATGTATATAAATTAAGACGATTGCCAATCATTGAAATAAATTGTAAAATAGGACAATGGATTGTTCATGAAAATGCAGATATAATTGATGGATATTATGTTCCAAAATATGAATGTTCATGTTGTCATACATGGCAAAATGATGATAGTAATTTTTGTCCTAATTGTGGAATGGATATGAGAGAAAGAGAAGGTAAAAATAATGAATACAACCCAAATAATAATTAATGCGCTTTTTATACTTGTTCTTCTTATTAATATTGGAATAAGTTTTATTTGTATTTTTTATTTAGCAGGAAAAGAAGAAGATAAAGTAGGTTGTGTATTGGTATCAGGATTATTTGGGGGATATGCAACAATTTGTACAGTTATTTTATTTTGGGTAATAATTTACACAGTTAATTGTCTTATTTTTTAATAATTAAATTAAAGGAGAAAGTAATGCTTAATGAAACATTAGAGATGGAAATAGAATATGAGAAAGATTTACAAGATGCTTACCAAAGAGGGTATAATAAAGCTTTAAAAGAATCAAAATGGATTCTTTGTAATGAACGTATGCCAGAAGAGCGTGAATGGATTGGAACAAAACAATTTGGAACAACAATTTCTGATGAAGTTTATGTAACATTTGAAACCCCTGATGGGCAACGATTCACAAAGCATATTAGTTTTCAAAACGGTAAATTAAGTCGTTCAGATGCAGAAATAATGAGAGTGTGGCATAATGGTGCAAAACCCATCGCATGGCAACCTTGTCCAGAACCATATAAAGGAGATAATAATGGATAAAGACTTAATTAGTAGGCAACAGGTAATTAAAGAAATTAAAGAATTATTTTCAATGGGCGATTGTTATTGTGATGAATATGCAATTGTTGGAATGTTAAATACTATGCCATCTGTACAATTAGGACAGTATAAAATTGGATATTCTGAATGTGCGAATGCTATATTAATGTGGATTAACAATATGCTGACAGATGAAGAATATAGACATATTATGGATAAACTGAATACACATTGGGCAGAAAGGAGAGAGGATGACAGACCTGATTAGTAGACAACAAGCTATTGATACGCTGTGTAAGTCGGAATGTGGTTGGAACAATGCGGAATGTAGGCATAAAGATGATACGGATTTTTGTGTTACATGTGATAACGTGAAGATTATAAAGTCCTTACCGTCTATACAATCAGAACAAGTCGCAATGATAGAAGAAATTCGTAAATGGATAAATTCTAAAAATAGAGGTAATGCAGATTATTTTATAGTAGATAAAATTGAGGAAATAATAAATAAATATGAATAATGTAAATAACGATTTAATAAGTAGACAGCAAGCAGTTGATGCGCTTGAAACTGTTAAAACTGTAAAAGCAGAAAATGGAGAATTGTATATTGCAAAGATAAATGCCCAAATGAAATTAGAAATTTTGTCATCCGTACAGCCAGAACAGCGGTGGATACCTGTAAGTGAAAGATTGCCAGACAAAAGAGGTTTTTATTTAGTAACAGAAAAAGAATATAGGGTAGGTGATAAAAAACATTCTGGCAAATTTGAAACAAAAGTAAGTTTTGTTGAATTTAGAGAAAAATGGAATCGGGCAAGTTTTTTTGAAATCACAGCGTGGATGCCTTTACCAGAGCCATATCAGGAAGACGGTGAGCAGGATGAATAATCAACAGGCAATAAATTTGCTGAAAGACTTGGAGAAAAATTTGGATGACTATTGCGGACTGAACGATGAAGGGAAAACTGCTTTCGGCATGGCTATAAGCGCATTGAACTGTTCGGAATTTCCGAACAACTCAGACACTATCAACAGGCAGGCGGCGATTGATGCGGTTAGAGCGTATTTATCAGATTGTTGCGTGGAAGATGGAGATTATCATGCAAATGGAATCGAATATGAACTAAACGACTTGCCATCCATACAGCCAGAACACAAGACGGGACAATGGATACCAAGTGATTCAGAATTAGAAATAAAATGTAATAAATGCGGAAAAGATTTTAGTGAATATGTAGATTCAATTGACTATATATATTTAGCAGAATATCCTAAATTCTGCCCGAACTGTGGAGCAGTAATGAAAGAAGGTGAACAAGAATGACAATTGACGAAGCAATCAATGAACTTACACAATGTTATAGTTTTAATGCTTCTGAAAAGAAAAATGAAGCTATAAGTATTGCAATCAAAGCACTGGAAGAACAGCAGAAATTTAATTCAAACGAGTTCTTTGAATGGCTTAACAATTTTGATTTAGAAGTAGATGTCGGAATCTATGGAGTGCCTGCAAAATTGAATCTGCGACATAATATCTGGTATGGAAAGAAAAAAGAATTTCGCAGTAAGTTAGGATGGCTAAGTGCTGAACTCAATGAAAAAATAGATGCGAAGATGCCATTAGGTAATTTTCTCAAAAGGATTCTTGAAAAATTACCAGAGCCATATCAGGAAGGCGGTGAGTAAAAATGAGTAGATATTATGTTGAAGGATATTTTGAAGGATATATTGAAGCAGATTCAGCAGATGAAGCTGAAGAAAATTTTGACGAGTCTGGTATTAATGACATTACTATCTTGACGGTTTATAAAGATGAAGAAGAGGATGACGAGTAGAAATGACAGATGATTTAATTAGCAGACAGGGTGCGATTGATGCGTTTACTTGTAAAGGGAGTATATTCACGTACGGAGCTAATGAATGCAAAACTATCATCAGCAGGATAATGACGTTGCCATCCGCACAATCGGAAATAATTCGGTGTAAGGATTGCAAATATTGGAAAGACAGTGATGGAGTATACAGAAGAGGATTAGATGCCGAAAGCAAGTGTCCACTCAATCTTAAAGAAGTATATGAGGGAACATTTTATTGTGGAATGGCAGAGAGGAGAGAATAATGTATAAGATTGTCCATGATAAACGTCCATATTACGATAAGCGTATTGAACCGATTATAGACCCAGAGTGAGACAAAGCAATAGAATCTAACGAAAAAGAACAATACTATTGAGTGCGTATGTTTAATGGTGGGATATGTATTAAGAAATATAAACTATTCATAGCAAAGCTAATCAAAAAACGAACTGGATTAGTAATTGAACCATGGAAAGGAGAGCAGGAATGACAGAAATTATTATAGTAGGGCTTATTTTCCTGCCAATTATAGGGAGTATTATAGGATATGTTATTGGATACCATGACGCAAAAAGAATTTATCAAAAACTTTATTAGAAGATGACAGATGAAGAAGTAGACAGATGTAAAAGATGGGTAAGAGATAAGTAAGAATGTGGAAAGTATTTTTTATATTAGCAATAATCTGGTGGACATGGCGCATAGGAGAAGATACGACAGATGCCGCAACAGTTATACATCTGATATTTCTTTTTAGTAGCCTTATGGGATTGATATTAATAGAATAAGAGAGGTAAATAAGAATGGTACAAATTGACATGGATATGCCCGTTGGTTGTTTTGGTTGTCCAATTAGGGATGGTACTTTAACGATTAGTGGAAAATATAAACATTTTTGTGGATTCACTAAGAAAGAATTGAATGATAAAACTAAACGGCATGAATCTTGTCCGTTAATTGAAGTGAAAGAAGGAGAATAGAAATGACATACACACAGCACTTAGTTAAAAATTGGAAAGTGGCTTTTCATGCTTTACATGATTTCTTTGCGCATTTCATTCATGGATTAATTCCATATATTAAAATAAAACATCATCAGCCATATCAAGAAGATAAAACAAAAGTATTAAAATGTAAAGATTGTAAAATGTGGGAAAAACGAGTAAACAGTGAATAAGATTAAGGGAGAAATAAAAATTATGAGCGTAACATTTAAGCAGAATGAAAGATATTTAGAATTAGAAATATTTAATAATTACAATAAAAAAGTAGGCGAAGCAGAAATTGAAATCAATGGTAAAATGTTATCAAGATTGTATATATATGAGCCATATCAAAACATTGGATATGGTACTGAAGTAGTTGAATCTTTGATAAAAGATTATGGAATTAATTGTTTGTGGGTTGAAGCCGATAATGAACATGCAATTCATGTATATGAGAAGTGTGGTTTTAAAAAGAAAAATGCAACTATGTATTTAATGGAAAGAGAATAATAAAGGAGAGTATAATGAAAAAAGTAATAGTATCTTTATTAAGTGTTTTTATATTAATTATGTTTATTCCATCTATAAATGTATATGCTTCAGATTATGATTACGAAGAATACGAAGATTATACTGATGGAGATACTGAACAGGTTTATACTTGGGTTCAAGAAGGTGATGCGAGATTTTGTTACATTAATAATGGTGGTTGGTCTGAAGCAGATATGCTAGTTGGTTGGCATACAATTGATGGCGAAACTTATTATTTTTATTCACAAGAAATGGTAGATGCGAGGTATGGTCAAATGGCAACAGGTGAAGTATGGATTGGAGATTGGACTTTTTATTTTGATGAAGAAGGACATTTATATGATTGGAAACAAGGATTGGAATAATAAGGAGATAAAAATATAATGGAAGATATATTAATATTTCTTTTAGAAATTTTACCCCCAATAATTTTTGTAATAGTTATGATTGTAGTTGTTGTATTCACAATTTAATAATGAAAGGATAAAAAATGGATAATATGGATATTAAAGATACAAAAGATTTTACTCAATATAAATTAGGATATACAGATGGTTTTACAGATGGATATAAAAGATATGTGAGTGATATTATAAATGATGATAGTAAAATTATAATTAATAATAGCGTATATACAATTAGAGATATAAAAAAAAGATTAACTCCGACTAAACCTATTAAAATTGTTACAGATGTAAATTATGAGTACTATTGTCCTTCCTGTAATAAATATTTTGGAACTCAAAATAAATATTCTTCTATATTTTTTCATAAATTAAAATATTGTGATTGCGGACAGGCTATAGATTGGAATATTAATGAAAAAAAGACTTGACAAATAGGGAAAAATGTGTTAATATAAATATATACGATATTAATAAATGAGGTGTAAAAAATGGGATATAGAGATTGTTATTTTGATAATGCGGCAACTACAAAGCCAGACCCAAAAGTAATTGAAGATATAATATACTCTATGGAACATGACTGGTATAATCCATCAGCGAATTATCAATTTGCAAAAAATGTAAGGGATAAAGTAGAAAAGGCTAGAGAGCAAATAGCTAATTATATTAATTGTTCTCCTGAAGAAATTTATTTTACATCGGGAGCAACTGAAGCAAATAATTGGGCTATTAATCATTTCATAAATACAAATGAATCTATAACAGATGTACTTATGAATTTATTAGACCATCCATCTATAGATGAACAACGTAAAATTTTAAAAGAAAAAAAAGAAGTTTGGGTTAATACTTTCCCAATGATGGATTATAATAGAAGCCAAATAAATTTAAAAAAATTACCTGATTATTTAACAAAAATTAAAAGTAAAAAATATTTTGGAAATATATTAGCATCTTGTTCATTAGTTAATAATGAAGTGGGGACTATTTATCCTATTAAAGAAATAAATGAAATATTAAAAACTATAATTCCTAAAAGTTATTTTCATGTTGATGCTACACAAGCATTAACTCATATTCCAATTGATGTAAAAGATTTAGGAATAGATATGTTGTCTGCTTCTTTTCATAAATTTGGTGGAGTAAAAGGTATAGGGTTTTTATACGTGAAGAAAGGTACTTCGTTATCTCCTATGATAGTTGGTGGTCATCAAGAAAATAATATGAGGGCAGGTACTGAAAATATTCATTATATTATTGCTATGGGAAATCATATTGAAAGGTTATCTAAAACAGATAATGAAAGATGGGATAAAGTAAAAGACCTTTCTGATTATTTAAGAAAACAGTTATATGCAACTTATGATGCCCATAAATGTCCTATTTATAAAAATGGAGATTTAGAAAGTTGTAGTCCTTATATCAACTCTTTTACTATTATTGGTATTGATGCAAAAAAATTAATGTCTATATTAGATTTAAAAGGAATAAAGATTGCAACAGGTTCGGCTTGTTCGTCTGGTGAGAATAAACCAAGTAGAGTATTAAAAGTTATAGGATTAACAGACGAAGAAGCAACAGGTACTATTAGAATTAGTATTAATGAAAATAATACTAAGGATGAAATTGATTTGTTATGTTATCTTTTAAAAGGAGATATAGAAGTGCTAAAAGAGTAAATAAGGAGTGTTAGTTTTATGTCTATCTATGGAGTTAAAATCTGGAATTTTGTAGCAGGTTCTATATATGAAGTTAATCATGGTGTTCGTGAAAATTATGATATGAAACCTGCTATGCTTACTAATAGTCTTTTTAAAGACTTTATGGATAAACATGGATTGAAAACTTGGAAGGGTGAATCAACCAGAGATATAATATGTATTGAATTTAAATATGGTTCACGAAGTTATGAGGACGAAAGCAAACATTTAAAAAAATTAATTGAAGAAACTAAAATAAATGATAAATTAACAGAAGAACAAAAAATAGAAAAATTAAATCGTTTAGAAGAAATAAAAAAGAAAGCTGAAGAGAATAAAGATTATTATGTAAAAAATAGTAAAGATGTGTTGCGTCATATTTTTTATAAAGATGGAGTAGATATTTTTTGGAAAACATATAATAAAAGCGGAAAGATTATTGAATCTGAAAATATTCATTATAAGATGCTTTATAGAACAGCAGGAAAAGCTAAAAGAGGTTCTTGTATGTTTATAAGGGAGGAATTATATGAAGTTGCAAAGAATTATTTATATATGGGAATACAACTTCCAGAAAAAAATGCCCCTATCGTGGAAATTGGTGCTTATTCTTCACTCATTACAAGTACGATTATTGGAAAAATTAAAATCAATCCATATAATATTCTTATATTAAAAGATGTTGATTCTTATTTTAACAGAGATGTTGTAAGTATAGAAACAAATAAGAATAAGGAATGTATTGCTGTACGCAAAGATAATTATCAATTAAAGAATACATTATTTGACGGACAAGGTTTAATAGACCATTCTATCTTTCCAGAATGGGCAGATGGATATGTATTATTAAGAGAGCATATGTGTAAGATGGCTTGTTTTGATACTAATCTTCAATTATGGTTTAAAGATTATTACGGCGATAAATATGACACAGCAGAAATTGAAGATATGTTTGGTATTAAACATAAAGTCAAAGATATTAAATTAGTAACTACAGATAATGCTATGAAATGGTTAAAATTTGGAGTATCTTATGATTATTGGTGTCAACGTGTAATTGAAGATAACGAATCAATGTTTGGAATTGTTAAAACTTCCCACCCAAGCAAATTAGGTAATGTTCAACAAATGTCATACCAAATGATTAATGCTCTTGATATTGATAAAATGGAAGGTATTATTGCTTGTTCCGCTAATTATATAAAGATGTTAAAAACAGACAATAAAGCCTTTCTTGATTATCTTAAAAAGAATAATAACTTTTCAAATGACTATGATGTATTGATAGCTTTAGTTGAACAAGACCCAGATTTTATATATAGTTCTTATTTTAAAGAAAGAAGGAAAAGAATATTATCTAATTATGTAAAAAATGTAAAAGTAGGTAAAGTAATAAATAATGCTGATAATCTTACTATAGTTGGTTCTCCTTATGCTATGCTTCTTTATACTGTAGGAGAAGATGTAGAAAAAGATGATACATTCTTACAGGAAGAAGGATGTATTCAATGTTATACTGAACGTTTTAAAGATAACGAATATTTAGCATCATTTAGGAATCCTTATAATAGTAAAGAGAATATGCTTTATTTACATAATCATTATGATGATAGATTGAATAAATATTTTAATCTTGGCAAAGTTATTATTGCTGTTAATTTGTTACATACAGATTTTCAGGATAGAGCAAATGGCTTAGTAAAATGGGTCAGTTCCGTAGTAATACGGTTCTAAAGATATTCAGTGAAAATTGGAAAGCTAAGTAATATATAATAATTATGTTTAATAACTGTTATGAAATTTAAAGTAGATGGAATTGAAATAGTAGATGGAATTGAATATAAGATTGTAACAATTAGAAATAGAACTAAATTAATTGCCTATGATGGGAAGGCTTTGAATTATTATAAAAGAAATCAAAAAGCAACAATTCATAATAATGCGGACGGGTATCCTTGTTTCGGAGGAAATATTCCAGTTCACTTATATGTAGCTTGCGGATGGGTTGACGGATATTTTGAAGGGGCTGAAGTAAATCATAAAGATTTTAATAGGCAAAATTATAATGCTGATAATTTAGAATGGGTAACACATGAAGAAAATGTGGCATATAGTTTAAAAAACAATTATCAAAATATTTGCCTAAGTAAACAGGGAATTAATAATGGACGTTCTATTTTTACGGAAAAAGATATTTTTAATATAAGAAAATTATATAACGATGGTTATTCTATTGTTGATATTGTTAAATTTTATCATCCAGAATTACTTACTGTTAAACAATATAAAAGTATTCATAGTACATTTTCTAATATAGTTCATAACAAAACATGGAAAAATTTGCTTTAATTATATATTATATGCCAATCAATTACGAAGCTTGTTGAACTCTATATAAAGTAGACAAGAACGTTTAGAGACTAGTATTTGAGGATTAGAGACCAATAATAATACCACGAGCGCTGAATACCCTACTATTATTTTATAAATTAAAGAATAACAAGGGGTAAAGAGATAGTCCGATACTCTTATGAAAATAAGAGATGCTTTAGATAAAAAGCTAAAGATATAACAAATGCAGACCAAGATTCTGATATGGTTTATACAACCAATCAATCAGATATAGTCAATTGTGCTAAACAATATTATAAAGATTACTCTACTATAGTTAATAATATTCCAAAAGAAAAAAATATTTATAGTAATACTCCATATGATTTTGCTAGGGTGGATAATAATTTAGCATCAAGTCAAATAGCTATAGGTGGTTCATCTAATTTGGCTCAAATATGCTTATCATATACTTATAATTTTGATGACCAGAAATATAAGGATTATGTTTGTATTTTAAGTACATTGGCTTAACAAAATGGGTCTTTAAAATAGAGATATTTTAATTTACTTTCGGTGAATTTCTGAAAAGCTAAGTAATTATATCTATCGAAAAGAGGTGGATATAATGGAAGATACATATTCAGTATATGTTCATATATTCCCAAATTCTAAAACTTATGTTGGTTTAACAAAACAGAATGTTGAAGATAGATGGAATAAAGGAGAAGGATATAAAACTCAACCTGTGTATGAAGCAATCATGAGGTTTGGTTGGGATAATATAGAACATATAGTAATTAAAGATAATTTAACAAAAGAAGAAGCACAAGAATTAGAAAAAAGCACTATTAAAGAATTCGATTCTATTAATTATGGATATAATGTTTCCGAAGGAGGAGGAGCGGGAGGTCTTCCTTGGTGTAATTTTGAATATAATGGACAATTATATACATCTGACCAATTAGCAGATTTAAGTCCAATTGAAAATATGACAGGACATGATATTACAAATAGAATTAATACTCATAATTGGAGTATAAAAGATGCTTTAAATAAGCCCAAACAAGAAAAAAATATATTATATGAATATAATGGTTCTATGTATACTTTAGGAGAATTATTTCTTATACGAGAAAATAAAGAAATAACTTATAGACAATTATGTACTAGAATATGCAAGTATAAGTGGGACATTAAACGTGCTTTAACGCAGTCTAATAACATAAAATGTCAACCTAAAGGAGTCGGTGAACAAAAATATGAATATAAAGGGCAAAAATATAATTCTTATGAACTTTGTCAAATTAGTTCAATTCAAGATTTAACCCCTTTTGATATTACAAATAGAATTAATCATCATGGTTGGACAGTTGAACAAGCAATTACACAGCCCAAAAAAAAGCAGAATATAAAATTTGAATATAAAAATAAATTTTATACCTCTCATGAAATTGCTGAGTTGTGTATAGATTCAAATATGACTTATCATGATGTAACTGATAGAATTAGAAATGGATGGAGTGTTGAAGAAGTAATTAATATTCCAAAAGGAGTTACAAGAAAACAATATTATAAAACTCATTAAATTATTTTTAAGATATAATTATATGCTAATCAGAAGCCAAGCTTGTGAATCCTGTAACAGTAGCAAGAAGGTTCAGAGACTAGAGATATGAATAAGGAAATAATAATTATCTCCACGAGTGCCGAATACTACTAATTATAGATTAGTATGAGTGGATTTGTACACCACAAACCTAACGTTAAACGAGGGTAAAGATATAGTCCGATACTTTTATGAAAATAAAAGAAGCCTTGGATAAAGAGCCAAGGATATAACAAATGCAATGCGCCATAGATAATGCGAAAAGAACATTTGATATTGACTTAAATAATGAAATAAATCGTATAAAAGCTGATATGAATATACCAGAAAATGGGTATCCTATTTTTTGGAAAACAATAAAGGAATTTAATGATAATCGTTATATAAAGCGTAGTAAGACAAATGTTAAAAAGAAAAAAGCTTTTTATAATCCAGAATTAACTTGTCCAATGAATTATTTATACGAAAATGATATTAATGTTTCTACTCCAAATACTCCTACTTATTCTATGGATAATTTTTTTGTTAGTTATCCATTAGATATATCTAGAAAGAAATGCAAAGCTGTAGAAGAATTAATTGAAAAATATTCTTGGGATTTAAAATTTAATCACACTATTCCAAATGATGATTCTGACAATGAGGGGGTATTATTGTTAAGAGATGATTTTGATAAAATGATTGAAGACATACGACAAGTAAATATTTCTGGAAATTATTTAGGATTAATGTCTTGGTTAATTAATAGAGCATTCATTATTACGTCTGATGCTAAAAGACATAAAAAACAAACTATTTCAAAATTAAATAAAAATAAAATGATATTATTAAAAACTTTATATAATGTAAATTCAAAACAATTTTTAAAATGTTTTTCTAACAATATTAATCAACATTAAATAAATAGGAACGCTTGGCTTTTTTTACCCTTAAAAAATCTAATAAAAATAAGTATTTTTTAAGGGTGCAAATTGTCCTTGTATGATAAGGAAAAAAAGATATAAAAAATAATAAAAAATAAATTAAATTATAGGAGAATAAAAATGAATAATTATAGATTAGACAAGAATACAACTGCACATTACAATTCTTTCGAAGAAGTGGCTAAAGATTTTGGTTGTAAACCTGTCTCTAAAAAAACAAAAAATAAAGATAAATTAATTAGTCAACAAGAAAAATTTTGTAAAAGACATAAGTGTAAAGCCTGTGGTGCTATGATGGATTTTATTCCTAATACTAATATCATGACTTGTACAAATCCTGAATGTAAAGGTATTAAAATTACTACTACAGATAAAGATGGGAATGAACGAGTTAGTTATATTACTTCTTATAATGTATTAGATGATAAAAGTTCTGAAATTGCAAACAATATTTTCGGTTGATAATTATTTATAAATATAAATAAATAAAAAATAAAATGGATAAAAAGGAGATTAAAAAAATGAATAGTGCGAATTTAATTAAGGTTATTGCTTTTAGAACTGGTTTTTCACAGAAAGATATTAAAACTGTGATGGATAATGTTAAAGATGTAGTATATGATACTCTTGCTGATGGTGAAGAAGTTAAACTTTTTGATGGTTTAAGTTTAACTACTGCTACTAGAGAAGCTAGGACATGTAGAAATCCCCAGAACGGAGAAGCTATAGAGGTTCCTAGTAAGAGGGTAGTTAAATGCAAAGTTGGTAAACATCTTAAAGACGCTGTTAACGAATAATATAGATTTTCTCTCAAACGAATTATTAATTATTTTTATGCTATAGTAGTTACTGTTGTATGTTTCATCTCACCTCCTCCTTATTTGATTTGGTTTTAATTCGGTTGTCATTGTGCTTTGTGGTAATATAATGTGGTAATATAATGTGTTAATATAATATAATTAATAAACGTCATTTAATTAATAATTCGTTGTTTATTTGTTTAAAGACCTTGTTGAAATATACAAGGTCTTTTTTTATAACGCAGGTTAGAGAAGTCCGGCATCTCATTAGGCTCATAACCTAAAGACCGTGGGTTCAAATCCCACACCTGCTACTTCCTTTCTGTGCTGAATGTTTAAGGCTAATAAGACACTAAGAACAAAGTGTTTTATTAGCCTTTTTTTGGTTCTATAGTTTATTTCGGCTAAAACACTAGCCTGTCACGCTAGAGAGATGGGTTCAAAACCCATTAGAATCGTTAGTTTATAAAAACTAAATTTATAATTAATTAGAAAAGGAATAAGATAATGATTAAAATTAGTAAAGAAGAAAGTAAATATTTACAAAAGCAAGGTTTTAGATTTGGTTCTACTTTGCATAAAACAGTACATGGATATAATTATTATATGAGTGAATATGCTGATGCTATGAATTGTTTGGAAAATTATAGAAATAGAAATTTAATACAGTCATTTACTAATCCTAATGACCAATCTATTTATGCTAAAAAATAAAATAATAGAAAGTGACTTAATTTTTATGGAAAAAAATTTTTATAAAGGCTATAAAATTCTTAAAGGTAATACAGAATATATTAATCAAATGATGGCAGATGAAAATTATATAAAATCATTTGTTATTAATGAATATATTCTTATCCAAAATATAGATGATAATTCTGAAAGAGAAATGCGATTTGACGGGGAAAAATTTGTTAAATTAAGACTTCCTCCTAGTGATTATATCAAAGGTAAAAATGCTTTACAACGTTGTGGTTTAGATTTATTAAATAATAAAAATATTACTGCCTGTGCAATTTTAGGCGGTTATGGTTCTGGTAAAAGCTATATCTCTATGAAGATGGGATTATACGGAATTAAAGAAAAAGATTGGTATTCTAGAATGGTTCTTATTAGAGAAGCACTTGGTTCTGGTAAAGAAGTTGGATTTTTAAAAGGGGATTTAGAAGATAAGACTAATTTACTTTTTCTTCCTTTGGCTCAACAATTAGACGGTGGAGAAATAGAAGTAGATGTTTTAAAACGTCAAGGTGTTTTAGAATCAAATATTTTTTATTATTTAAAAGGAACAACATATAACAATGCAGTTATGATAGTTGATGAAGCAGAAGATTTAACAGAAGACCAAATTAAATTAGCGGGTACTAGAATAGGAGAAAGTGGTCGGATTGTTTTTTCTGGAGATTATAAACAGGATGAATTTAAAAGGCATGAGAATAATCCTTTAGTAAAAATGTGTAATGAACTAAAAGGAAATCCTTTATTTGGATGTATCTATTTAGGAGAGGATGTTCGTAGTACAACTAGTAAAATGTTTGCTAATTTATTCGAATAAAAATAAAAAGGATTAAAAAGGAGTAATATATATGGAACAAATTAATTTTACAATTCCGAAAGAAATAATTTCATTGTTACAAAATAATAATGAAACTGTTTTACCAAGTCCAGACGAGGTTTTATATTGGAATAATTATAAAAATAGGACTTTTTATATAGATTATGAAATTGAAGATGATTATGAATTATTAGAACTTAGTAAATTAATTATTCAATTTAATATGGATGAAATTAATATTCCAGAAGAATCATTAAAGCCTATTTATTTATTTATTCATAGCTATGGTGGCGATTTAGAGCAAACAAATTTCTTTTGTGATTTAGTTGAATCTAGTCGTATTCCTATTTATACAATAGCTATGGGAGCGTCTATGTCAGCAGGTTTTCTTATATTTTTAAGTGGTAAACGTAGATTTGTATTTAATCATTCACAACTTTTGGTTCATAGTGGTAGTGGGGTTCTTCAAGGAACAGCAGAACAAATTGAAGAAGCTAAAAAAAATTATCAACGTCAAATAGACGGTATGAAAGATTTTATTTTAAAACATACTACTATTGATGTTAAAACTTTTAATAAGAATAGAAGGAAAGATTGGTATTTAACCACTGATGAAATTGTTAAATATAATGTTGGTGAAGTAATCAATTCTTTTACTGATTTCTATAAACCTGATACAGTTATTGTAAAAGAAGAAAAGGAGTAGTCAGATTTATGACAGATATAAAAAGATTACCTAATGAATCTGATGAATCTTTAATTTATCGTGTATGTTCTTTAAAAGATAAATTTGGTACTTGGACAGAAGTAAGAGATATTTTAAATGATTTATTAGATAAAAATTATTCTGAATCTAAATATAGAAAATGGTATAAAGCTTATCAAGCAGGTTATGAGGAAGGATTAAAAAATGGTAATACTTCTGAATATTCAGATTTAGATAGTAAACTTAATGCTCTAAGAAACGAACGGAAAAAAATACAAGCGTTAAATATTGAAAGAAATAGATATGAAAGAGAAGAAGCAAGACGGGAATTATTTTATGAACAAATTGCAGAAAATATAATGTCTTTACCATTAGTATCTTTCGGTCAAATTTCAGATGAAGAAAATGTAGACCATCATAATTTTGGGAAAGAATATGTTTTATGTTTAGCGGATATTCATGCAGGTGCTAAATTTAAAGAAGGTTATGATGAATATTCTATGGAAATAGTTCAAGAAAGATTTTTAAGTCTTTTAAATGAAATGTCTTATTTTATAAAAGACAAAGAAATTAGTCATCTTCATGTATTAGAATTAGGAGATACTGTACAAGGGTTAATTCATTTGAATGATTTAAAAATTATTGATTCTTCTATGGTTAGGGCAATTGTAGAAATAAGTAGACTAATTGCAGAATTTTTAAATCAATTATCCTCTATTACTAAAATAACTTACTATCATTGTGGTAGAGCGAATCATAGCCAAATTCGGGCTTTTAATGCTAAAGCAAATGAATTAGCTGAAGAAGATGTAGAATATATTATTGGTCATTATATTAAAGACTTACTATCTAATAATAATAGGATAAAAGTAGTTTTACCAAGTGAAAATCAAACGTATGTTAAATTAGATGTAGGTTCTCATGATATATATGCTATACACGGTCATCAATTAAAGAATGTTGATAAAGCTATTGATGATATGAGTAATTATATAGATACTAATATAGATTATTTAATTGTTGGACATGAACATTGCTCTAAAGAAATCACGGTCAATGCTTCTGTAACTTTTGATAAAGAAATTTTAGTATGTCCTTCTTTCATTGGGGCTGACCCTTATAGTCATTCTATTTTAAAAAGAACACATGGGGCAGTTAAAATATTTGGTTTTAATGAAATTTATGGACATGATGAAACTTATAAAATTATAATAGATTAAAATAATAGGGGAAATTATTTTCCCCTATTTTAATTATGCTCTTGTCAGCTAATGGTAGGCTCACTGATTTGTAATCAGTAAATTTCAGTTCAAATCTGAGCGGGAGCTTTTAATAATGGATAAAAAGGAAGGTGATATAATATGGCATTTTTAATGGATGCTTTAACTGAAGAAGAAGTTAAAAAAGCAAGTGTGGCTGAAGTTAGAAAGTCATATGTTAAGCTTGCTGATTATTATAATAAATTAAAGGATATAGTTTTTCCATATTGTCATAGATGTAATACTTTTAAATCTAAAACAGCTTTTTATCATCATAATGAATATGCTTCTGGCTATTTTCCTATTTGTAAAGATTGTCTTTTACAAATGGTAGAGCAAAGAGATGATAAAAGGGATAAACCAAATGAAACAAAAGAATCTGTCCAAATGGTATTACATATGATGAATAAACCTTATTATAATTCTTTATATGAAGATTGTGTTAAAGGTACAATAGATAATACTGGAGAACGAACCAAAAATTCAGCCTTTAAGGTTTATTTAGTTCAAATATCTAGTCTTCCTCAGTATAAAGGGGACACTTGGAAAAATTCAGATTTTGGATATACTAAAGTAACTGAAGATGGAGAAGACGAAGAAGAAAATAAAAAAGAATTAATTAAAAAAGGTAGAAAAAGATTTGGGGCTTATCCACAAGAAGATTTAGTATTTTTAGAAAGAGAATATGAAGATTGGGTAAGTCGTTATCCTTGTGATACAAAAAGTCAAGAAATACTGTTTCAAGGTATTTGCAGTAAACAATTAGAAATAGATAAAGCGCAAAAACGTGAAGCAGATACTTCTAAATTATATAAAGATTTACAAGATATGATGGGGTCATTAAATATTAAACCTAGTCAATCTGATGGAGATGGATTAACTGATACATTGACTTTTGGACAATTAATAGCTAAATGGGAAGAGGGCAAACCTATTCCAGAACCTGAAGAAGAATTTAAAGATGTTGATAAAATTGGGCTTTATATTGATGTATTCTTTAAAGGACATTTAGCTAAAATGATGGAAATTAAAAATGGATTTTCTGCTTTATATGATAAATTTATTGGGAAATATACTGTAAATAAACCAGAATATAATGGAGAAGATTCCACTTCTGAAAGTCTATTTAATAAAATTTTTGGTAATACTGAATTATGATTGAAGAAAGAAAAAAATCAATTCAGGAATTAGAAGCAGATAAAGCCCAAAAAATAATGGAGACCGTAGCTTGGAGAGCAGGTTTTTATAGAGCAAATCCGCATAGATTTGTTGAAGAAGTTTTAGAAATACATTTAAAATTATTTCAAAAAATCCTTCTATATGTTATGATGCACTATAATTATATAATGTATCTTGCCGCAAGGGGTCAATATTAATTGCATATTATTTATTTAAAGGAGATTTGTCGGATAATTACCGACCACTCCTTTTTTATTTTTTTATAAATAAGAAAGGAGTATTTAAAACATGAAAAAAATTTTTAACGAAGAACAAATAGAATTTATAAAACAACATTATAAGGATATGTCATATAAAGAAATTGCAGATTATTTAGGATTTACTGAAAGACAAATTCGTGGTAAAATAAATGGGCTTGGATTATCTAAATTAAGAAAAATTAAATCTGATTATTTTTCTACAATTGATACTCCATTAAAAGCATATTTTTTAGGATTTATTTTTGCCGATGGTTATTTGGTTTATAATCCGAATACAAGAACATATGAATTAGGAATAGAACTACAGGAAGATGATAAATATATTTTAGATTTATTAAATTTAGAATTAGGTAATTTAAATAATATTTATTATACTCCTACAAAGAAAGTGACAATTGAAGGAATTGAAGCTAATCGAAAGCCCACATATCGTTTAAGAATTTATTCTAAACAAATTGTAGAAGACTTGATGCAAAAAGGAATTGTTCCTAACAAAACCCATCATATTTCTTTTCCTAAAATTCAAGAAGAATATTTCTTTGATTTTTTGAGAGGTTATATTGATGGAGATGGATGCTATTATATAGATAAATATAATTGTGTAAGTATACATATAACTTCTGCGTTTGATGGCATTTTATATTATTTGCAAAATAGACTTTTAGACTATGATATACAATCTTCTGTATATAAAGAAAAAGAACGTAAATATAGATTATATATTTATAGAAAAGATGATGTAAATAAATTAGTACATTTATTATATTATGATAATGTTGTTTGTTTAAAACGTAAATTTGATAAAATAAATAATATTCTTTTAGGCTCTCCTGCATAGAAATGTGCAGGTAATAAAGAACGGAAAATCGGTAAAGGCTAAGTATTAAAAATATATGCTAATACCGAGGTAAAGCACAAATAACGAAAAGGTTGTGGCTCACCGTAACGCATAGGATTGAATAAATATAATATCCCACGAGTCCGTTCTACCTTAACGTAAAGTCGAAGGTAAAAATGTATGCTAGACTGAATTGGAAATGACCAATTGATGAAAATGAGGGAAACCTCCAGAGTATAGGATAAAAAACCTATAGTTAATAACATTCGCAAGGGAAAACTTGGCTTACAGCCCTCTTTTGCTGTGTCAGAGCAATTTTATATCCAGAAACCATGATTGTAATTAGTAGTGGTACAATTAAACAAGCTAACGAAGTCCTATTAAAAATAGAAAATATTTTTATGAAACAATCTTCTATTTTACGACAAGAAATATTAGTTTGTAAAATAGGATTAAATGATGCCATAGTAGTTTTTAGAAATAATTCTATAATTACAACGAGAGTTTCAAATGACAATGCTCGTTCTGCCAGAGCAAATATATTAATTGTTGATGAAGCTAGGTTAGTAGATAAAAATACTTTAAATACAGTATTAAGAAAATTCTTAACTTCTCCAAGACACCCTCACTATTTAGATAAACCTGAATATGCACATCTTCAAGAAAGAAATAAAGAAATATATATGTCTTCTGCTTATTTTAAAAGTTCAGAATTATATGAAAAAGCGAAAACATATACTGTAAACTTTTTCGATGATACTAAAAAATATTTTATATGTGGATTACCTTATCAAATTTCTATAAAAGAAGGTTTATTAATGCGTTCACAAGTTGAGGATGAACGTTCAGAAGCTGATTATAATGAAATTTTAGACCAAATGGAAATGGAATGTTTATGGTTTGGCGATACTGACGGTGGTTTATTTAAATTTAATGATTTAAATCAAATTAGAAGATTGAAAAAGAGTTTATACCCTTTAAAATTTTATAATGAAAGTATTCCTGTGCCTAAAGTTTCTTTCCAAAATAAACGAATATTATCAGTAGATATAGCTTTAATGGCATCTAGTAGAAGTAAAAAAAATGATGCTACAGCTATTTATATAAATGATGCTTTACGTGCAACAGATGTAACTTATCAGGCTAATTTTGTTTTTGGTGAAACCTTTGAGGGTAAAACTACAGATGAAATTGGTTTAATAGTAATGAGATATTTCTATGAATATCACTGTACAGATTTGGTACTTGATACTAATGGTAACGGTCTAGGTGTGTACGATTTTATTATTAAAGACCAATATGACCCAGAAACAGGAAAAGTATATAAAGCTTTAACAGCTAAAAATAATCAAGATATGGCTGAAAGATGTAAAGTTAAAGACGCTAATAAAGTAGTATGGACAGTAAAAGCCACAACAGCTTTTAATAATGAAATAGCTATTTTACTGCGTAATGGTATTAAAAATGGTAGAATTAATTTCTTGGTTCAAGAAATAGGAATTGATGATATAATTGCTAAAGATTATAAACCTTATAAAAGATTACTTCCTAAACAGCAAGATGAAATGAAAATATCTTATGCTGAAACTACAATGGCTGTTTATGAATTAATAAAATTAAAACATTTTGTTAAAAATGGTCAGATTACTGTAGTAGAACCTAGTGGATTTAGAAAGGATAGATATTCTTCTATAGCTTATAATTTTTGGTGTATGCGTCAATTAGAATTAGAATTAAAGCCTAAGAATAATAATGTAGATTCTTTATTGAATAGATTAACTATTCGTAGAGGTACATATGGTGAAAAAGTAATTTAAAAGGAGGTGCTGTTTTGGCACGACAAATGAAAAGAACAAAAGGTGCTTCAGTAAATAACACAGCATCTTCTGAAGTCAATAATAAAAGAATGACAGCATCTGAAGCTAGAGAATTTTTTAATCAACATTCAGATGATTTAATGAAAATTAATTTTGAAAAAGCTGAACAAGGATTAAAATTACTGACAGATTTACAAAAAACCACTACTAAAACGACCAATGCTTTTACGAAAGAAAACGTCATTAGTTTTTTAAAAAATATTGGAAGTAATGAAAGTAGATTAAGAAATTTGTCATGGTATCTTTTATATCGTTCTCAGCTTTATAGAAGATTAATTATTTATAATGCGTCTATGTTTAATTTAGATGCAAGGTCTGTAATTCCTAATTATTCTTTAATAGAAGAAAATAATTCTGAAGATATATTAAAATCTTATTATGAAACTTTAGTAACTTTAGAAAATATGGAATTACGAAGAGAAATGTTAAAAGTTTATTTAACCTGTTTCATTCAAGATGTATTTTATGGAGTGCATTTTTATGATGATACAGGTTTTTTTATCATGCCTTTACCTGCTGATTATTGCCAGATTAAAGGTAGATATATGCGAGGAACTTATTGTTTTGCTATGCGAATGGACTATTTTACAGGAACTAATCAATATATGCTTGAACTATTAGGAGAGCCTTTTGAATCTATGTATAGGGAATATCAAAAGGACACTATGAATGGTAGATGGCAAATAGTTCCTGAAGAATATTCTTGTTGTTTAAAATATAGTGCGGAAGATTGGCAACTTCATATCTTACCTTTTATGGGGTTATTACCTGATTTAATTCAATTAGAAGATGTAAAAGATATTCAAGCTGTAGCAGATGCACAAGCTATATATAAATTAATTTGGTTAGAATTAGAAACTATTAGTAATTCTAAAAGTATTGACGATTGGAAAGTAGACCCTGAATTAGTAATTAAATATTTTAATAGAATGTTAAATGAAGCTTTACCTGATTATACTTCTGCCGCTATAGTGCCGGGAAAATTACAGACTATTAATTTTGATGATAATGATACTAATGATGTAAACAGGGTATCTAATGCTACAAAAAATATTCTTAATTCTGGTGGTGGAGGTCAAGTCCTTAATTCTACAGAATTAACTGGTACAACAGAAATTCTTACAGCTTTAAAAGTAGATACAGAATTTGCTATTGCATCACTTTTACCCCAAACACAAGCGTATATAAATACTTTTATGAATTATCATGTTTCTAATCCTTCTAAAGTTAAATTCTTTCATGTATCTATTTATACCCAAGATGATTTGAAAGAATCTTTGTTACAAGCGGCACAGTATTCATTACCTACAAAATTAGCATATAATACTTTAAATGGTTTTAGTGAATTAGATACTTTAGCTTTGAATTATCTTGAAAATGATGTATTAGGTTTACAAGATAAATTTATATACCCTTTAAATTCTAGTTTTACTTCAAACTCTGATAATGTAAGTAATGGTAACACAGACCCTGTGACAGGTGGTAGACCATTATCTGGTAATACTGATTTAACGGATGATGGTGAAGCTAGTAGAACAAAAAGAGAAACATCGAAAGGATAAATAAATGGATAAAAAAACTACTTTTATTAAAACTACAGATGAAGAAACTAAAGAGAAATTAATTAAAGAAGGATTTACATTAGTTTCTAGTGATTCAAGTGGTTGGACTTTTTTAAATGACGCTAAAATTGTTTTTGAAGATAAACAAATTAGAGTTATACATACAAATACTTTAAATCTCTAAGGGCTGATGGCTCTTATTTTTTATATATAATTTTAAAGGAAAGGAGGTATTAGCACTTTGAAGAGATGGTTAACATTAGATAATTTATATAATTTTTATGTAAAACAGAATAAGTCTGTTAAATTTAATGCTCAAGAAGCAGGTGGGTGTTTAGTTGTTCAAATTCCTGCTAAAATTGAAATGTTCGAAAAAGACGAGCGGTCTAGTCTCGTTCCCGTACATTTAAAAGCTTGTCATACAGGACGAAACCGTAATGGCAGTAACATCAAAGAATCTGTTATGAAATCTAAATTAACGACTTTTCATAATAAACCTATTTTAGCTTTTATTCGTAAAGTAAATGGTGAAGAAGAATTTGGTGGTCATGAAATGCACGAAGAAAATGATGAATTGATTTATGACGAAATTCCTGTAGGGACTATTCCAGAATCTTGTAATTGCCATTTAGAGTATGACGAAGAAAAAGATAAAACTTATGTTCATGTTGATGGATATTTATATGGACAATATAATCATGCTCCACAAATTCTAGAACGTAAAGGCGGAGAATCAAAAACAAGCATAGAATTAAATGTATTTGAATTATCTTATGATGCTAAAGATAAAGTATTAAATTTAGATGATTTTGAATGTGCAGGTATTACCATTCTTGGAGTTGATGATGATGGGAATGAAATTGGTGAAGGTATGGAAGGTGCAAATATTACTTTAGCTGATTTTAGCGCAGAAAATAATAGTTTTATTAATTCTGAATTATTAGAAGAAGTGAGAAAACTTAATGCAACACTTTCTTCTATTAATATAAATTCATCTTTAAAGGAAGGAGGGAAATCTGAAATGAAATTTGAAGAAATTCTTGCAAAATTCGGTAAAACTTTTGATGATATTGATTTTGATTATGAAGATATGTCAGAAGAAGAATTTGAATTAAAACTTAATGAATTGTTTGGCGAAGTTGAAGAAACTCCTTCTGAAGATGAAAAGGATAGTGAAAATTTCGAAGAATCTGAAGAAGAGTTAGAAGAAAAAGAAGAAGCTGTAGATTTTGAAGAAGAAGTTGATGAAATAGATGGAGCAAAAGAAGAGACCGAAGAAAATTTTGAAGCAAAAGATGAAGCGTCTGATAATGTTTATGCCACTAATTATTCTATTAATTATTCTGATGGTTCTGTTAAAACTTTTGCTGTTTCTTTAAATGATACTATTCAAGCACTTTCAACTTTAGTTAATGATACTTATGCTGAATCAGATAACGCATGGTATTCTGTTGTAGTTTATGATTCATATGTTGTTATGGTCGATTATTGGAATGAGAAATATTATAAACAGACTTATAAAAAGAGAAAAGATGTTTATTCTTTAACAGGAGATAGAGTTAGTGTTTATCCTACATTTTGTACGCAAGAAGAATTAGATAGTCTTGATACAATGCGGTCTAATTATTCTCTTATGGAATCTAAACTTCAAGAATATCAAAATGAAGAAAATGAAAAACAAATTAAGGAAGTTTTTAACTCTATAGATTATGCTTCAATTCAAGACAATCCAGAATATCTTACTTATTCTCAGAAAGTTTTAAAGGATTGTTCTAATTATACACTTCAAGAAGTTATTGATGAATGTGATAAGATTCTTAATGCAGTTACCAAAGTTAAAAATAGAGAGATTTTTGCTGAATCTCATAAAGAAGATAACAAAGATAATAAAGTTATTATTCCAATGTTCGAATCTAAAATTAAGAGTAATAAGAAATCCAGATATGGAAATCTGTTTAGTAAAAAATAAAAAAAATATATAAATTAATATTACGAAAGGAGATAAATCATGGCTATAAGATATAGTATTGATACACATAATGTAGCCTTTCCTTCTAAAGTTAGAAGCGGTATGTGTGGTCATACCCTGAACTGCTACATTACTGAAGATACCGACAATGGCGAACTTGTTGGTGTTACAAATTGGCATGGTTATGATGAGTATAATGTAACAACTGCTCCTAGTGATTTTGCAGGTGTTATTCGTGGTAAAGCCGCAAATGGACATTGGTATATTGAAGTTACCAATGCAGGTTCTACTCCTACAGTTTTTATTCATCAGCCTGTTATTATTGCTGAAGATTTTACACGTAGTTTCACAAGAGAGAGCAATTTCTTCAATGCCGCTGAAACCGTAGTTAAAGGTTATGTTCTGTCTGTTCTTGACATTATTGAAGAATCAGAAGTAATTTTTACTGGTACTCCCGCAGTAGATAAAACTGTTACTTGGGATTCTAGCGCGAAGAAATTTGTGGTTGGAAACTAATCATCATTAAAGAAAGGAGGATAAAATAATGCCTAGAACTATGAATTTTTCTACTCAACATCTCTCTAATGTTTTCTCTAATGATGGTACAGAAAATACATATGATTATGATGCTGTGCGTAATTTAATGTTTGACCTTGCTAATGGGGAAGACATTTTTGATGAAGATGGTAATAAAGTTTCTAAGAGAGAAGCTAATGATAAATTAAGAAAAGTTGTTTACGCTATTCTTGAACTGCCTGAGAAATGTACTAAGAGAGACCGTAAAAGGGCTTTCAAAAAACATGGCGCAGAATTATTTGAAATAATTGAAGAAGTCGTAGATATGGTTGTTGAAACTGGATTCCATGATAATGAATTTTTCAACGACTATGTAGAATATAGAAATATCGCCGCAGGTGATGATGTAGAGTTCTGGACAGATGAAAAGATTGTTCTGTCTATTGCTCGTGTTAGCGG